AAGTAAATTAAGTTTTTAAGGCGTACACGACCATTTACAGCAAAACCATTACCACTAAAATGGGCCGATTTTACGTCATATTGCATTGTCATAATTAATCTCCTAAATTTTAAAAAGGGGACCGAAGTCCCCCGGGATTAATTAGTCAAAGTTACCATATGGGTAAGCAGTTGCAGAACCAATTTGTGGGTCAGCTTGTGTATAGCTTACAGTAATATAGAACTTGCCAGTAGCCAAAGTAGTCATAGTTGTACCAACTACAGCTAAAGTGCAAACAACTTGTGACAATGTGCTTGGTTGTTGGCCGTTAGTAATATCAGCAGAAGTTGCTTGGCAGTTAGCCAATTGAGTACCGCTGTAAGAAACAGTCTGACGACCAGTACCAGAAGTAAGAGCAGCTGACTGTACGTATTGTGCACCGTTAAAAGCATTACCTACCAATAATTGAACAGAAGTCAATGTGCCGGAAGCTAGGGTAGGGAAAACACCAATATCAAAGTCAATAGCAGTAATACGGCTATTAATTGGTAAATAGAACACTACACCACGATAAATAGCAGTTGCTGAGTCAGCTGTTGGAGTCGCTGCTACAGGTGGGTAAACAGTAGCGGATGGGCTATAAACAACACCGTTTCCGTTAGGGATTGTGTTAGAAACAACAAACTGGGTAGAAGCACCACTATAGTTAGCTGTATTAGCAGTGGTATTAGAAAAATCTAAACCAGCATACTGTGTTAAACGGTCATAACCTACGTTACGTAATGGGCCAAAACGGTTGTTGCCCGATAGGATTGGGCCTTCAAATGTTGCGCGAGACATAATATTTCCTTATGCAAAAGTTAACCGTACAAATCGTTGCATCGTCTGCTGGGGCAGTCAAGTACGGTAAATCACCCAGTTACCGTGAGTATACATCTTTTTTGAAAAAAGCAACATATTTTATAAAGAAAAAACCCCGCCTTTTGAGCGGGGTTCTTATTAGGCAGTCCTGATTAGAACGAGCCAGAGGAGCCAAATGCACCGAGTGGGTCAGACCAGCCGAAGCTGTAACGCTCGCGTGATTTGTAACGTACGTTACCTGTATCGAAGTCACCGTCCATAGAATTCTGGAGTGGTGTACGAACGAAGTGCTTCAAGCCGTTTGGAACGTCGGTCAACAAGAACCATGCGTTTGTGTCGGTCAAGAAGTGGTTAACTATGTAACCTCCAGGGATTGTACCGTTGTTATTGATAGCGCTGATATCGTTGTTATTAGTACCAACACGGAGTTTGGTTTCCAATAAACGAGTAGCAACGAACATCAATGAAGGAGGAACAACCAACTTCTTAGGCTTAGCAGCAATCAACAAGCTACGCTCGTCTGTCCAAGCAGCGATTTGAATAACGGCGGCTTCCAAAGAAGTCTCGTTCAAGTCGGCTTGAGTAGAGAAAGTGTTGCTGTTAGTTGTGCCAGCTACCAATGGGTGTGCAGTGTTAAACAAAGAAACACCGTCACCGCCGTTGTAAGAACCGCCGGTGTTGAAACCGTTGTTCAATACAGAAGCAGCTTTAACTTGCTTGGTATAAGCCATACCACGAGCCAATGCTTTAGTGTAGCGAGCAGACAAGCTGTCGTACAAGTTATCTTCAATCGCTTCTTCAGTGATTGAGAAACCTAAAGCAATAGTTTCGTGTGAGTAGCGTGTTGTCCATGCTTCTTGCGCATTGTCATAAGCAATTGCGGCGCCTTCAGACTTAACTGGGGCAGCAGAGAAACCAGAAAGTTTGGTTTCTTCTTCGAATGAACGCTCAGAGGCTTCAATTTCATAAAGCTCTTTGTGCTCTTCGCCGTAACGTGCATATTCTAATCCGAACAATGCATTAAGACCTGGTAATAGCTCTTTTAGGAGCTGTGAACGTGAAATAGCCATGTTTTAGCTCCTTAGTTAGATTGTGCAGAATAGTATGAATGAACACCAAAGTTCAACTTAACGATACAGTCTGTATAAGCGTCGCCTGGGTTCGAAGGGAAGTTACCACCGAATGTTGAAGACTCGTTTACTAAGTCAACGATACGTACAGCGTATGTAGCATTGTTATTAGAAATAGAGCTTTGCAACAAGCTAATTACTGAGTTACCAGTAGTAGTGTTAACAGTTGTACTACCTGTACCATTTGTGAAGCCAGTCAATTGGGCGTTAGAACCGATATTAGCGGCAGTAACTGAACCAGTTGCTTGAACTTGGAACAATGCATCTGGGTCGTCCATAACACGAACAAAGATGTTTGTATAACCAGCAGTGACAGCGTTAGCTGGCAAATACTGAGCATACAAAGGGTAACCAAGCTGTTGACCAGCCAATTGATAACGAACACCTACGCAAACACCAACCAGACCCTTTTGGGTACCAGCTGCTGGCGTAGAAGACACAACGGTTGGAACACCGGCTGTGATTTGAACCAAGTCACCATTACCGATAGGAGCAGTGTTATTAGTTGTAACCGCAAATTCACGGATTACACCACCATTAAACGACTGACCACCGATGAGGTTAATTGGCTTTAGTCCATAAGGACCTGCTACTGTTGCCATATTAAATCTCCTAGATTAATTAAATTAACTACCTTTACCGAAAGTAACCTTAGTAGACCGTTCTTTAAACAACGGCATACGTGGGTCATTCTCACGCATATAGGTATTATCTACCGACTCCATCTGCTGGTTAGCTAGCTTCTCAAAGTGAGATGCGCGCTGTTCCATAAATTCAGCTGGGGCACGGCATAAAACTAAACCACCAATTTCAATTGAGCCTTTAAACTGTCCATCTAAGGACGCGTGGGCCATAAGCTCAGGATAGTCTTCTGCCTTAACAGGTTCAAACCCTTCCCTACGCTTTGAAGAGACATTCATTGGGTCGACTGTACCAAGTGTGGATGTCCGTACATAACGGTGTACCCAGCCTGGACGCTCATTTGGTTGAGGCAGTAACTCTGGGGGTGCCCATGTTGCTACTGGCTTCATCTCGGTTTCACGAGTTTCAAGTTCGCGTGTAATCTTACTCATTATCTATCTCCATTCATTTGTTCGGCAACCTTCTTAGCATACAACTCTAGCGGAACGCCAAGGCGCTTCGCAATTTGTACCTGAGTAGGCGTTAATTGTACTTTCTTAGGGGCAACTGAGCGGGTAGCAGGAGCTACAACTGCTGCAGCGGGTTTTATTGCACGGGTTTTAACCGGTGTTTTTGCTTCTACTTCTTGTGTCTCGTCTTGCTCCTGAAAATGGTCAGGGAACCTTTTTTTCATTGTAGCATTAATTTTTTCGTAATAGTCATCGGTGCCAACATATTTTTCACCAAATTCTCTTGCGAGTCGATTATGTACTGTGATGGCAAGGCCCGTCATTTCATCTTCTTCTGGAGTTTCGCCACCATACCAAGGGTTTTCATCTAGCCATTTGGTAAGTTTTGAATCTTGAGCAGGTGCTTCTGGTTGTGCCTGTGGTACTTTATATTGGTCTTCTTTAATTTCTACAGGGCGCATGTTTTGCACCTTGTCTAACTTTAAAGTGGCCTCGGCAATTTTCATCTGTGCTTCTACTAACGCATCAGAATCACCCATATCGTAGGCTTCTTTATAGGCTTTTTTAGCCATTTGAAGCTCTGATTCCGCACTAATTTGGCCTTGTTGAATAAGAACTTTGCTGCCCTCATGTAACTGAGCTTGCAGTTTTTTGTTCTCTTCAGCCATGAATTGGGCTACTCGAAGCGCTTCTTCACGCATCTTAATAGCTTCTTCCTTAGCACGGCGCTCGTCATGGTAGCCTTTGCTGAACTTCTTTATCCTACGCTGAACTTTTTTATCGTACTCATTAAGTTCATCCTCATCAACTTCTTCCGGTGCTGTCTCCATTGGCTCACGGCCTTTGTCTTCAGCGGGGGTATCGTCAACGATTTCAATACCCACATCACTTGCATCTGCTTCAATCTTTACTTCGGGTTTACCCTTAGTCTGTTTTTCTTCTTTAGCTTCAATCTCATCTGGAAACTCATAGGTATCGCTTTCCCCACCTAAAGGAATTACTTTACCGCCCTCTCCAAATGTCACTGCGCCGAATTCTTCTGTTGCCATTTAAATCTCCTTATGCACGGGTAAAAAACAACCCGGTGTGTTTGTTAGACTTTCGTCTATTCCATAATGCTGGCACCACTTGAATATTGTCATATGTACTAGCACCGCCTTTTGAGACGGGAATAATATGGTCAACATGCCGTTTAGTTCCAAGCATTTGTTCCCTTAACCTAGCAAGAGAAATAGCTTCTTTTAATACAAACTCATCAAAAATGGATAAGGTTTTTTCTGACCCACGTCTAACTAATTGGTATTTAAGTTTTGCAATTCTTTTTGCTTCGGTAAGTGGTTTAGCACTTCTACGTTTTTCAGCTTCCGCCCTACCACCAGATGCAACATAAGTTGCTTCATGACGTTTTTTGGCCGCTTTGCCCTTTTCGCTTTGCTCATACTTTCGTTTAGCTAACTTTTGGGCTTCATTACGCACGGCTAATCCCTCTCGGGTCATCGACTGTACATTCAACAGAATCATCATTTATCACTCTAAATTCTTGCCCATGAATTTTCACTCGTGAACCTGAATTTGGACGAATCAAAATAAAGTCACCTACCTTACAGCTAGGACCACTAGGGAAACGCTCTTTATCAGCATAAGCATCTGGACCTAAAGCCATAACAAATAAAACAGGGGTTAACACTTCCTCGTGCTGCTGAGTCAATGCTGACTTGATAATGCCACTTTCTGAATACTCTTCTTCTGCCTTTGGAACCATACATAGAATATGGTAGCTTTGGGGTTTAGGAAGTTGTGTTGCCTTTGCTTCTTGTTTTTCAGGTAGCTTAGACAAATTGCCTAATGCGTCACTGATGATAAGTTCACTCATCTGAGTCCTCTAGTTTTTGCACGCGGTCTTTGATTAAATCCACAGCAAGGGCAAGACCACGGATAATCCCTGTTGTGTTTCGATACTCTTCAATACTTTTGCAATTGCCTGCGGCAACGGATTGTGCTCTAGCCTCGATTTCTTTTTCAAGCTCGCCGACTAGGTAGTCATACTCGGTCACTCTTTAGTTTCCTTTTTGGGTTGGTTTGTGGCTTGCTGTCCAGCTGTCATCATTTGATGTAACTGGTTAGCTGCCTGTGTTTCTTTCTGGTGCTGTGTATCGTGCTCTTTATGCATAGCATTAGCCATAATGTCAGCTCCCTTACTTACACGTTGGGTCTTAAGCTTTTGCTGGTTCATAACCACTTGGGCTTTAGTCTGTTGTGTAGAAAGGGCTGCTTGAGTCTGGATACGAGCCTGTTCAATTTGCAACTGTTGTTGCTTAAGCTGGAAGTCCTGTTGGTCTTTCTGTGCTTTGCGTTGTTGCTCTTGCTGCTTAATCTGCAACTCTTGCATCTGCATCTGAATAATTGGGTCTTGAGCTTGTTGTTGAGCTTGTGCCTGCTTAGCTTGCGTCTGGTTTTGGGCTAATAGCTTTTGTGCTGCTTGAGCCATTAGCGGAGCCAACTGAGCTTCCATCTCTGGAGTCATATTGGTATCTTCTTCCTCACCAGCCTCATCCATACTTTGTGGAGGCATTGGCATACCCATTTGTTGACCGATTTGAACCCGATACTCAAAGCCAATATGTTCATTAATATGCGCATACATAGCTTGTGCAATTTGTTGGGCTTGTGGGTTACCTTGTAACAACTGATTGATATGTGGGTCTTGCATAGCAGCCATGTGAACCGCAATGTGTGCCTGGTGGTCTTGTGTTGCGAAAGCCTTTATAGGTTTTAACATCAACGCATTTTGATTCTCAGTTACTGGGTCTTGTGGCTTCTGGTCATCTGCAATCGGTACAAGTTTTTGAGCATTCTTAACGCCCAACACTTCAATCATTTGGCGGTGTAAGAGCGGGAGGTTGTAGAGTTGTGGTGCTTGTGCAGCCAATTGGAGCACAGCTTGATACTGTACGATTTTCTGCGCCATCGTAGACGCATTAGGGTCGCTAACCGGTAAAACCTCAACATCATCGTAATCCGATTTCTTAGCTGCGCGACTGCCTTCTTCAGGTTCATAGTCATAATCCTCTGGTGTGTAGTCGGCAATAATTGTCTTAAGTAGTTTAAATTCTTGCTTCATCGAATAATGCAAACGAGCTTGAATTGCGGACATTACCTTAAGAGTGCGCTCGAGAATAGCCAGAGTAGTTCCAACAGGCGCATTACCACCCATGTCGGACACTTGGAGGTCCCCAGCAGATACGAAAGCACGGCCTTCTTGAACAATTTGGTTGAACAAAGACATAAGAGTCTGGCTAGGCTCTTTGTATGGCAACAACATAATGTTGTCTTTAATAGTACCGCTTGGTACATCAACATCTCTAAACTCTCCTGGGCTAATAGGAGTGTCATCCCCCTTAACCCGTAAGCCGCGGGCTTTTAACCCACCGGGAAGATTAGATAAAGTACCAGCGTCGACGAGTTGGCGAACAATAGTAGTAGCACTGCGAGCATAGCCTCCGATAAGGTGAATCAATCCATAACCGTAGAAACCAAACCCAGGTACATATTGATAATGTACAAAGTGGTTTCTCTTCAGTTTCAAGATATCATCCTCATACCAGTTACGGCGGATGGCTAGCACCTTTGCGGTGCTCTTTTCGATGGTAATGATGTAAGGTAGTGCAATTCCTGCCTCATCTTCGTACCCAGGTAAGTCATAGTCCACACAAATTTCAAAAATTCTGAATCGGTTGTCCGTAGTTGCAGAGAAGCCTTGCTCCTCCGCCTTACGTTTTTCGATATCATCCATTACATTGGTTGGTTCACCCAAATCAATATCACGCCAGAATCCTGCTGCTTGTAACTTTCTAACGTCATTCTTGGTCTTACGCATCTGGTGTGTAATGCGCTCAGCGTTCTCTAAGTTAGAAGCGCCATAAGGGACGATTAAATCTTCAGCCGGAATAAAGATTGCAACTTGTCGGCCAAGGCTTGGGTCATAGTAGACTTTCTTAAATGCTGAACCAGCTAACGGGAGGTTCCATAACAACTTCTCTTGCTCGGGACGATATTCACTCATCTGCTCCGTAAGTTTGTAATTCATGTCCTCCGAGACACGAACCGCTGCTTCTTTTTTATCCTGAGTTTCTTTACCAACAATCTTTGTCTTGACCGGACCCATCGCTGGGAAGGTTTCCATAATAGCTTCTGATTGAAATTTAACGACAGCTTCAGCAAGCATTGGGTGGTAAACGCCACATGCCCCTGCCCAGGGTTCAGTCGTCTCTTCGTATTTAAGTCCCAATAACTTAAGACCTTCGACATACGTATCCGCCCAGTCTTTTCTAGCCGCAACGTCCGCATCAATTAATCCAATCAAGTCACTAGCAATAGTTTGAAGAACACCTTCATCAATCTGCTCAGCTAAGTTCTCATCGAACTTGCTATCTTCTTCTTGGTCTTTTTCTATGTCGAGAATTGGTTCTCCATCAATACCAATATGTATTGCCTCTGGGTCAACAATCTCAATTTCCAGTGGTGGCTCATTTGGTGAGCCTGCAATACCCTGAGGTGCCTGATATAAACCTTTGTCCATCGCCATAATTAGTTCCTATTTAAACTCTGTAAAATCCAGCATTCTTCTTGGATTTAAAATATTTCACTGGGTCAGGCTCGTCTGACTCCAACCGTATAAAACCACCTCTTCTAAACCTCATGATGGCTTGGGTCATCGAGTCCACTAAGTCATCATGTTCGCCTGATGGGAAGCTAGCTACTTCTTCTACTAACTCTTCACCCCACCTTGTCTCAGGCACCCAAACTAATCCAGACGCAAAAATATCCGAGACACTATTTAATCTCGCGATTTTATCACTTCCTTTACCAGGAGTATATTCCTGAACGGGTATACCCATGGCTCTTAATTCAAATAAAAGTGGACTACCTGATGCTTTTGCTTCAACAATCAGTGAATCTGGTTGCCATTCTTGCCATTCATCGAACGCACGCTGCTTTAATTCTGGAAACTCCATACGCTTTTTGATTGCATTTAATAGGATAATGTTGGCCTGTGGGCGCCCTGTATCGTCGTCTCTATAGAAAACACCCCACGTTGTACACGCAGAATAGTCGCTTCGTTCGGTTTTTAAGAACGCAGTATCCCAAGATTGGATGATAAAGTCGCAATAAGGAGGGTTATCTTCCTCCCAAATACGCCACCACTCGCGTTTAATGATGGCCGAAACAGATGAAGTAGGCGCTTGTTGGTACTGAGCTTGCCATTTTGACACCGGCAACTCGTTTCTTAGCGCTTCTAACTGCTCAATTGGCCAAAATTCGGGCCAGAGTGGGTTACCTGAGGGCAAAATCGCTGGAAATTCAATCACTTTCCACTCTTCACCGCTTCTTCCAGCTGCAGATTTAAGAACTTGGCCTGTTAAGTCCTTCTTAGACCACCGTGTCATCACAATTACGATGGCTCCGCCTGGTTGTAGACGCTGACGTGGTCCAGATGTGTACCATTCGTACGTTTTGTCGTACACATCACTGTTAGTTTCGGCTAATGTCGCCTCTTGTTCTGAGTGTGGGTCGTCAATTATCAACAAATCAGCGCCCTTACCAGTCACCGCACCGCCCACACCAATCGCAAAATAGTCTCCACCACTGTTAGTCGCCCAACGCCCCGCTGCTTTTGAGTCAGCTTGGAGTCCTACGCCTGGAAATATCGACTTATACGCCTCTGAATCAACCAAATTTCGAACTTTACGTCCGAAGCCAACAGCCAACTCTGCCGTATGAGACGTCTGAATAACTTTTTTGCCCGGAAATTTACCCAGGAACCAAGCGGGGAGTAAGTAAGAGGCGAACTCGGACTTCGTGTGACGTGGAGGCATGTTAATAATAAGTCTTTTACATGTACCGTTAGCCACTTCTTCGAACGCTTGAGCCATGCGAGCGTGGTGACGCCCTGCAATAAATGACGGCCACACTTTATTAACGAACGCAATGAACTTCTCCTGTGCTAATTCTTTATTCTTTAACTCACCAAGCTTCTCTAGCTCCATCAGGAGCATGCGCTGCTCCGCTTCCGTTAGCTGTGGAAGTATCTTGGGTATATCTTTGAGAGATATCTTATCTAGTATCTCTTGTGCCGGCTTCACTATCGACGTCCTCATCGGCTAATACTTCTTGCTGTGCTTCTTCAAATGTCGCCTCTTCAGTAGCGGCAAGCTCCGCATCTAAGTCGTCCATCAGTGGAGTCACATCTACAACATCAGCGTTAAGTAAGCGCTTGACTCTTTCTTTGATGGCTTCTTCTAGGTCGGCTGACGATTTGTGGTTTATGGTTATCTCGGAACGCTCTGTGAACAGTGCTATATCACTATGCTTACCTAACAACTCGATGGCCTTTAACTCGAACTTAGGGTCGCCGCAGTTAGCGAGTGCTAACAACTTTGTAGTTATCGCACTTCTTACCTCAGTAACATCTGCTGCTACCTGGTTGGCATACTGGGTTATAAATTCTCTAGCAGCGTATGCAGCTGTAGTAACGCTCTGCATAGCTTTTTTGTTTTGTTTCTTGAGTGCATTTTCTACCAAGCTCTTCTCAGCTCTGGCAGTCTCGGGGTCAATGTCTGGTCCGCCACCCAACTCTTCTAGAAGACTTAGGGTGTTAGCAGTTACGGCAAGCTCGTCCGTAAACGTCTTGGTCTCGTCATCCTGCGCTACATATGGGACTGGATGGTCCTTTGTGGGTTCTACTTTAATCAACGGGCAACCTTTTTTATAGAGCAGCTTGCTGCGCTACGTGTGGCGATGTTTGGATTCTACTACAGTTTTTCCTCATAGTGGTGTATCCGATGGCAATTAGCGCATAACACGATGCACTTCTCAATCTCTTCGTAGGCTTTCTTGAACCGGCCATCACTAACTAGGCGGTTGACGTTGTACTCTTTCTGGCTTGGGTCTTCGTGGTGAAAGTCTAGTGCTGCGTGATGGTCAAACCCACATTTTGTACAAGCTAGCGTTTTCTTGTACTCATCCCACTCTTTCTTTAACTCCCTACGCCTGGCATTTAGCGCTTCTCGTCTTGCTGCGTAGTTCCCCACGTAGTGGGCGCGGCTATATTCTTTGTGCTTCTGTTTCTTTACTGCCGGGTCCTTGTAGGGCATTTTAGTAACAGTTCTCGATTATCAAGTTTTTAATCTTTGTCGGGATATGGTCGTAGTCCCTATCAAAGTCTGTTGGCATCTTAGTCCAGACTTGTGGGAGTGTGAATGGGGCTTTACCCTTAGGGTACCAGCATCTAGTATGGGGTATGACGTGGTACAGGTACACGTAGGCGTTGGCCTTCTGGATGTATTCTTTTGTATTTATCGGCAAATAGAAAGTATCAATCTTCGCAGCAGCTCGCATCTCGCAGTCTAGCTCCAGACGCATCGCATGCAGCATAGCCTCTCTGAGCTTGCGAGGTTTTAGTTCTCTGGCGCCATTGAGCCAATCCCAAAATAGATTAAGTGGGTCGTAGTTCTCGCCGTCTAACTCGACTTTTCGGTTCCATAAAGGAACCTTTTCTATGTATTGGTCACGGTGGCAGGACTCATGAACCATTATCTGCAACCAGTCCGGTGCCTTGCCGGACACAACTAAAGACTCAGTTTCACTGCAGAAATACCCATGCACGCGAATGCCGTCCATAACTACATGCGTTTTATTGAGTAACTTGACGGCTATATCAGATGCGTTTGATGCCGTGATTTCGAAGTTAACCCACTCCCTAACGTCAGGTGGCAACTTATTTAGGTCAACTTGAATTGTGTTCATGAAGCTCCATCCAGCGGTTCAGGGAGTAGATTAGCTTCTAGTTTAGCAGGGTTTTTGATACCTGGAAGTATCAATTTGGTAGGGGTTTTCCTACCTATAGGTATAAGTTAATAGTGGGGATTTTTAAGTTAATAGTGTGGGGGCAAGAATTTGGTAGCTGCTGCACGCTAAGTGGAAAGCCGAAAAAACCCTAGCTTGCTACATCCTTCTGTGTCGGCTTAACTGCCCCCTGTGTAGTTTACTTAGTTTTGTACATCTTGATAGCATCAGCTACTACGTCTAGCCAAAAGTTATATCCAGATTTGATGGCGCCTTCTACTTGTTGGTAGGTTTTGTTTAGTTCAAGGGGTTTAAAAAAGTCGTACATGGTTTTCTCCTGTGTTTTGTTTCCCATACTATACATTTCTGGGGTTTTGTGTAGTATACGCTACATTTTGTTGCAGTGCAATATTGTTACTAGACGGTTTTTAATATGTCTAGTATTTGCAGTTTTGTATACATATTGTTGGGATATGTACATTTTTGTCGACATTTTATGCATATTGTGCGGGCTATTAGCAGTTTGGTTGACTCATAAATAAGGCTTTAACCCACATACGGACTCATTAATGAGTCATTTAGTTTGTCTAGTAGCACTGAACCCTAACTTTATGTAGGGTTTCTATCGACTTACTTTTTATTACAAAATACCCCGTTCGGGAATATTTTCCTAAATTTGCACACTTTTTCATCAATTCTTCCCGTTCGGGAAACTTTTTTATACATGTTTTTTTAATATGTACACTTTTCTCAATTTTTTATACATATGGGGGTGGGGTTTTCGGGGGACCCAAAAAGAGCAAGGGGGGTGTTTCTATACACACGATGTGTATCTTGTGGTGCAAAATGAATAGGGGGTGGGGGGTATTCTTAAGTACCGGCATCGGTTGCGCGGATTATAGAGTATGGGCTGATGTAGGATTCCTTGTTTTATTTTTTGGGGGTGGGGGTTCGTGGATATACCTAACAATGTTAGATTTTACTTTTTACTTTTAGTTTCCTACAAACTTGTATTTTGCGGTGCGATTTGCTATATTTGAATCATGCAGTAAGGGTTAGTTATCTACCCAATTAGATAATAGTTTATAAGGTGAATACATCATGACAACAATCAATCTAGTAGCATTACGCAACCAAGTAGCTGAAGCAGTAGGCAGACAGTATGGCGCAGTTAAGAAGTATGCTGAAGCACTCAATCAGCTAGCAGTAGAGGGTAAGTTCCCCGCCAAGTGGTATGACATTGACAGGTCAGACGCTAGCGAAGCGGGCAAGGTAGTCAAAGCTGAGAAGCAAGAGTTTTACAAGCCAATGAAGCAAGCGGGACATTCTAACCCCTCAACAGTATGGGCAAGGGTGCAAGCTGATGGTAAGGAAAACGCTAAGGCATTGGGTTTGTTTGGTGAAGTTCCAAGCGTTGAGGGTGAGAGTTCAGAGGGTGAGGGTGAGGGTTCAGGTGCTATCCATGCCCGCAGTCCAATGCTACGCAACATTGAGGAATTGACCGCCCTGTGGAAATTCAATGGCAAACAGACAGGCTTAGACCCTAAGATTGTCAAGGCTCAACAGAAAATCAGCGAAGCGTTGCAAGCGTTGGGAGTTGATTTAAATATGTTGTAAGAAGTAAAAACCTAACACTGTTAGGTTTTCCTCAAACCCCCCGCCTTTGGGGGGTTTTTCTTTTTCCAATTTACTTTTTGATTCCATAAAAATAATTTTATGATAGTTTTGTGATAGTTCCGAAAGGAAGAACGGAAGTGCTGATAGCCCTAGATTTTGTATTGTTAGGAAATATTTTGTAATGTTAGTGGTGCGTTTTGTTTTTTGCGTTTAAAATCAAGGACTTGGCGTATTGTTAGAATGTTAGCTTTTTTTTGACCTATGAATGGGGGTAAAAGTTTGGCAGAGGTTCTCAGCAAGTGCAAAGAAGAAAAGCATATGCTAGAAAGCTAGGGGAAGCCATATATATATAAATTTTACTAACAATCTAACATTACTCCTAACATTCCTACCAAAGCCTTATGTTTATTGGGTTTTATATTGTTAGCAAATTCCTAACTTTCTGCTAACATTACTCCTAACATTACCCTCATTTTTCCTAACATTACCTATTTTCTCTAATCACACCATGACTAGATTACTTGTATTTCGTGGTGCACTATGCTATACTGGTTATATTAGATAGAGCATTACATATTCAGTTCCTAACAATACTAACCAACCAAAACGAAAGGGAGAACCTAACAATGTTAGATAAATTCTTTGATTTCATGCTAGTGCTACTCCTACTAGCTTTTATAGCAAACTTAATTCGAGGTGCGATATGAGTATAAAGTGGCAAACTGGGGACATACTAAAAATTAAGGGTAAGACCTACGAGATATGGGAAAGAGGAGAATCCACAACCATATTGCGTAGCTTAGATAGCAGACATTATTTCGTCACACTACATAACACTAACCCTTACTTATCCCCGAGCCTATATGCGACTACGAACACCCAACCCGAACAAAGACCTTAACTTGACACCTAGATTACATACCAATTTCAAAGTGCTAGAGGTCAAAGCTATGCAACAGGGTGAGGGTAGATACAGGGTCGAGTGGCAAGCCAAGTTTGGCGGTATGACCATGAGGGACTACATGATGCTCTATGCAGATGATGAGTTAGAAGCATTTAAGTTAGCTATGACTAACTATGGAGATTAACTATGGCAGACGACTATTTAGTAATGAGTAGGGTTATGGCTAGAGAGTGGGACATATGGAAAAAAGAAAATGTGTGGGGTAAAGGCTTTACTGGTCATGTAGAAATAGCCATAAACAAAGCCTACCAAGAAGCATTTATGGCTGGGTTTTATTTGAAATTTACGAAGGCAGACGAGTGAAAGGAACTAACAATGTTATATGGCTTTGAGTGTGAGTGTGGTGAGGAAGTAGATGCAAGGCGTGTAGTGCTAGGCTATCAGACTTGTTTGCGGTGCGGTGATGTGGAAGCTAAGAAGCGCAAGTTCACTATTGCACCCATAAACAAATCGAACTACATGATGATTACAGACTTATCCCAGTTAAAGCAGTTAAACCCGAAACGGACTAGCTAAGCTAGGAACAGAGGACAACATGAGGGTAGTAAAACTATATAGAAAACCTGATAAGCCTGAGTTTTTTGTATTGGTGCGGTGCAAGGGTGATGAGATGCTATTGAATTACCCATTAGATAAGCCTGATAGGAAGCGTAGTGCTAGGTGGCTTAGTTTGAATGAAGTTTACATAGATTGGATAAGGGAGTTTGCATGAAAACGATAGACAAAATAGTAAAGAGTGCCAAGTTAGACCCGTTGGGAGAAGCGTTCCTGATTACGGCTATTCAATCTTACTCACTACAAGTGATACAAGACGATAGCGACTGGGGTAATTCCCTAGTCAGTAAAGATGCGTGGCAGTTGCTCGCACAACATAACCTAACAATGTTAGAAAAAGCGGGGGAGTAATGGGACTAACTAAAACAAAACGACTAGAAGCTAAATGGGAAAGGAAGATGAGAATGACAATCAAAGATGATGCTGGGCAAAAGTGGCGTGAGTTTATAAACCAGCTAGAGCAGAACAATGCTGATATGTATAAGAACTTGTGGATGAAAGCACCAGCAGATAACCCGAAAGTAATAAGCGAGGACTACCACCAATGGCGCTATCTTGTGCAAGGTGCATTTCTTGCGGGGTATTTCAAAGGCAAAGAGAAGCTAATTACGGGTGAGTAGGCGAGTTTACGAGAATACGAAGGGAGAGTGATATGAAGTTATGGGGTTGGGAGCTAAGAAAGATACCGAAAGAACAACATATAAAAGCAAACAGTAGGGGTAGTTGGGGTGTAACGCTTAGCTATGAAGAAGGCGAACTAACCAATGAACAATTAACAATCCACGAAAAGGCACTCAAGTCATGGGTCAGATATGCAGAAGGCAAGGAATGGAATCCTTTTAAGATGGATGGGTTTATGACTATTGAGATTGCTTATGTGGATGCGTTTTATGCTGGGTTTACGACTAAGTTAGGGGGTCAGTAATGGGCTATCGAAGTGATGTGGCTGGAGGGTTTAGCGTGGATGCGTTTAATTACCCATCTACTCGGGAGGAGGGTGTTGCCAAGTTCAAGGAAATGATTGGGCTTATCAAGCTATCCAAGTTCTATGAGTTGATGATGTCAAACGAACAAGACCAAAAGTGCATTGGGTGGGATTGTGGGCGGTTTGTATTCCATGCACAACAATGGAAATGGTATCCCGACTATGATGCGGTCATGGCGTGGAACGAGCTATGGGAGCAGATGCAAGGGGTCGAGGGTATATCAGGGTTATTTAATCGAGTCGGTGAGGAAACAGACGATATCGAGGAGGATAACTTTGGTGAGGATGTGGACTTTGATATGTTTTATTGCCGTTCGCTATTGTGCTTTGAGGCAAGCGGGTTATTGGGTAGACGCAACACAGAGATAGAAGTTAAGACAGACGAAACTAACATTGTTAGATAACTAAGGAGAAACGAGATGGGATACGGAAGCGCAAGAAACACAGGGATACCATTCCTACGCAATTACAACGAGGCACTAGCCAAGTTCGAAAGCACTAAGCCTATTCGTGGAGGTGGTGCAAATGGTGGGCGTATTGCCTTGGGACATCGGCATCGGGCTAGCGAGTTTTATATGGCTAAGAACTTAACAAGCGGAGCGATTGAGTGCATATGCTATCGCACGCCAGTTGTTACTTTTCATCCAGATGGAAATATTGAACTCAAGTCAGGCGGTTGGAGCAGTTCAACTACGGCACAGTTTATTGAAGATGTGTTGCCAGTTAGATGTAGGGTCAATCAGTCAAACTTAGTAGTCGGTGTCAATGGTGGCGAGTATCGCTTTCAAGGAAGTGGGCTGATGCTTGGCTGGGTCAATGGTCGCTTGTTGCCTTTAAATGTAGAGCCTGACCATGTATATCGTGTGAATCGCAAAGAAGCTAACAATGTTAGAAAGCACTATGCAGAGTTTACTAAGTTCTTTATGGGTATGGTTAAGCTGACCGATAGTGAACCAATAAGTGATGCTGAGTTCGTTCGTGTGTTTGGTGAGGGCGATAGATATGGTAATGAGGTTAGACCCAAGCTACCAAACGATATTGCACTACGCAACAAAGAACAGGTTGAGAGTATGTTTGCCATGATTGGGTCAGATGACCACGAGATGCGATACAAGGCGTGCCTACTTATTATTAAACAGTTTGGCAAACGCCACTATTGGAAGAACATGGGCTACTCGATAACACCTGAAAGTGTGAAGTATGCGATGAACAATCTAATCTTTGCTCGCCATAAAGATACAGTCTTTGATGTGGTCGAGTTGCCGTTGGGAACTATCAAAAAAGATTCTTGGGCGCATTTATTTTAAGGGGAGAGGCATGGGTGCAAGCGGAGTTCAATGGGAAAGTAGTTGGCGTGAGTCTTATTGGGTGCTACCTAGCTTCCCGAGATTCCCCTATTTGTTATTTGACTTGGTATTGGTTCGAAGCAATAGGATAACAACATACTCTAGTGGTAATCCAATAAAGGAAGCGATAAAGGTTAAAAGATTTATGAGTTTAAAAAGAGCGAGAGCATATTTATCTCTAGTCCAAGACTGACTAGATAACTTGTATTTCGTGGTGCGGTTTGATATAATAGATGTATAAAAATAATAAAGTAGTAAGTAGTTGTAGTAAAGAGCGCAGTAAATATAACAATGTTAGATAAACACAAAAGGAAAAGTAGAAATGGCTGAATTACATTTTGGTAAGACAATTACATTGGCTGAGGCATCTGAGTTATTACTCGCCACCCCTGAGAATCGCTATCTATTACAAGGCGAGCCAGGAATTGGTAAATCATCTTTGCTTAAGGCTTTGGGCGCAAAGCTACCATCTCATGAGATTGCCTACATTGATGTGCCGAACATGGACTTGGGCGATATTGCTATGCCAGTAGTAGACCATGAAACTCGCACAACGGCTTATTACCCTAATCGCAGATTCAAGATGCACACAGGTAAGCCAGTTATAACAATGTTAGATGAGTTCACTAAGGGTGCTGAGCCAGTTAAGAATATGCTCCATCCATTACTCGAGAAAGCAAACCCACGATTGGGTGATGTGGAAGTAAACCCTGATTCAATCATCTTCATGACGGGCAATCTAGGTAGTGATGGTGTAGGCGATAGTCTTAAAGCGCATACTCGCAATCGTATCGTGCCAGTTACAGTTCGCAAACCTAACGCTGAGGAATGGTTGGCATGGGCTATCAATAATGATATTGCACCTGAGGTATGTGCATGGGTTCGCCAATTCCCTCACTCTATGGCTAGCTATACCGAAGAAGGGCAGAATGATAACCCGTATATCTATAACCCTAAGAAAGTGCAAACGGCATTTGTATCGCCTCGTTCACTTGAGACTGTATCTAACATTGTTAGAAAGCGTGATAAGTTGAACCAAGACACTATGATTTCAGCGATGACAGGCGCAGTCGGTGAGTCAGCAAGTCGTGATATGCAAGCGTATATCGAGTATGCAGACCAGTTGCCTACATGGGAGGACACCCTCAATGACCCTAAAAAGTCTCATGTGCCTGAGAGTGCTGGTGCTTGTGCGATTACTGTATTCGGTGCGATTGCTAAGATTGATAAGAACTCTATTGATACCTTCATGCAATACATGGAGAGATTTGAAAGCGAGTGGCAAGCGTGCTTTGCAATCAATGTAGCTAAAGCCCCGACTAAGCAAGCGATTGCATTTAGCTCTAAGAAGTTTACTGAGTGGGTTGCCAAGAATGAAGATTTGCTATGAGCGAAGAAGCCAAGCCCAAAAAGCGTAAGGTAGTTAAGCGGGACACCATAAGCAGAGAGCGAGTCAGGCAGATTCAATACCATGCTATGGGTAAGTTGCGTAAGCTACTTTATGAACGAGGTATTTCTAAGATGAGTGATTTGATATAGGGAACTAACAATGTTAGATAAGACAAACGAAGTTGTAAGCGATGGCAAGGAAGAACGCAGACTCAAGAAGGTGAAGATTGCCTTGATGCGTAATGCTAGGTTTGCATTGTGGTCAGGTATCCTCATGGTCGGTAAGACTTATGTGCGTGATGATATTCCTAGTGCTTGCACCAATGGTCGTGATGAGATATATGGGCGTGAGTTCGTCAAGATGTTAGACGATAAGGAGTTAGCGTTCGTTGTATTGCATGAGGCGTTGCACAAAGCGTATCGTCATTTGTTTACATGGCGCAAGCTAGCAGAGCAAGACAAGGAATTAACTAATGCCGCTTGTGATTATGTAATCAATTTGCAGTTAGTAAAGCTAGACCCTAACCAAGATGTGATTGCTATGCCAATGAAGGATGGCAAGGTAATAGGCTTGGTTGATAAGCGGTTCGAGGGTATGAATACTAAGCAAGTGTATGACATTCTCAAAGAGGAAGGGTTTAGCGGTGGCGATGGGTTCGATGACCATGATTGGGAAGGGGCGCAAGACCTAACCGATGCAGTCAAGAAGGAACTCGAGAAGGACATTGACCAAGCGTTGCGCTCAGGACAGATAGCTCAAACCAAAATGCAAGGCAAGGGCGGTATGGGTATGAATCGTGAGCTAGATGAATTGTTAAACCCTAAGGTGGATTGGCGTGAACAGTTGCGTGAGTTTGTTAAGACTGTATGCGCTGGTCGTGATTCATCATCATGGCGCAGACCTAATCGCAGATACTTAGCGATGGATTGTTATATGCCTAGCATGGTGAGTGAGAAGATTGGACATATTGCGATTGGCATTGACACTAGCGGTAGTCAAGGTGCTAGGGAGATTGCTGATTGTTTGAGTGAAGTGCAAGGCATTGTGAATGAGGTATCGCCACAGAAGATTGACCTAGTGTATTGGGATGCGTCAGTAGCAAACCATGAGCAGTATGAGGGTTCAGCAGTATCTAACATTGTTAGTGAGACTAAAGTAATGGGCGGTGGTGGCACAGACCCAAGATGTATGGCGCACCACTTGAAGGAACAAAGTATCAAGCCTGAGTGCATCATCAATCTAACTGATGGATATATCGGTGATTGGGGAACACCTGAGGAGTGGCAAGATGTGCCGATGTTGTGGGCGATTGTTGGTGGGGGTAATGCGGTTGCTCCCGTTGGTAAGACTATCTATGTGAACTAGGAGGATATGAAATGGAAAGATGGGAGGAAGAGTTTGATGATTTATTCCCTGAGGTGGAAGCTGGCTCGTTTGGAAACATGGCTCGTCAGTATTTTAGGGCGGGTTGGATGCAAGCGATTGTCCTATTGCAAGACAAAATCGACACAGGAGATTTCGACTATGAGTAAGTGTGTGATTAACCTCGGCTACAAAAGCTACATTGTAGATACTGAGGATGCCCTAAGGCTAGGTGAGATGCTAACTAAAGCTGAGATGTTTGATGAGAAATATAACTCTAATGCACCTAATACATTCCATGTGTGGGAGCAAGACGATGCGGGCAAATTCACCATAACCATATTGCCTGACTCTATCTATCGCATTGGCAAGCTAGCTGGTAAACCTGAGGAGAGGAAGTGATGTGGGATAACACAGATGAACCTAGACCAAACTATGTATACATGGCGCATATGATTAAGAAGGGGAACTGGGCGGTGGTCAAGGCTCAAACTTATGTGGGAACTTATAGAAACACTTATCCAGTTGCGATTATTAAACAATACCTAACGGCTAAGGAAGCTAGAGGGTATGCGAAGTTATTACAGGAGAATTAAATGATTGAACTAACTTATTCAGATATGTTTTTATTTGCGGTAATCCTAACATTGTTAGGTTTGTGGGTTAAAGCAGTATTAGAGTTGCGCTTTCATAAGCTGATAACCATGAAAGTATTTGAAGCGTTGCATGAAGGTAAAGCGGAGTTGTATCACGATGGCGACCAAGTATGTATCAGAAAGGTGGGAGAGAAATGAAAGAAGATACAGTAAGTAAGGGTGTTGAGTTGTTGCTTCAGCGTATGGATTCTAACCCGCTTGAGTTTGTGTTTGGTGATATAGAGAACTACGGAGATTCAATTAGCGACAGCAAGTGGTATCACTTTCTACCTACTAGACCAATGAGCCAGTTAGTAGAAGATGGTGAAGAATTAAGTTTAGCCATACCCGAGTTTTATCTAACTGAGTATGAGAAAAAATTGTTGCAAGAAAAGTTACATAGTTTGTATCGACAAGAGTATGAGCAAGCGGTAATGCGTAAGTTGTTGGGTGCGCCTAAGCCGAAAGTGAGGAAAAGATAATGGGCGTAAGCGATGAGGTGTTTGTGCAGATGGGTAAATCCTATACGCAAGCATTGGCACAATCTATGGGCACTACTAAGATGCAACTAATCAATAGCTTGTTTGAAAACACATACCAAAACATATTTAATGCACCAAGACTAATAATGCCAAGACGAGGGCGGTATCAAGTATGGCAAGGTATGGACTTAGTAGCAGATAGGATTAAACACAGGAAAGAAGCGTTGGCGTTAATTAAACTATTGAAAGGTAATGCAGAAAATGAGTGATGAGATGAAGTGTATCCCGAAGGATAAATTTCCTAGCGTAGACTTTGATAAGTATGCGGAGAACAACAGGGGTGAACAGTTGGGCGGTGTTATTCCCCACTTGGCTACCTTGCTGACCGAACTAATCAATCGCAATCCCCATTGGACTTTTGTTGCAACAAGAGGAAACTATCATGAAAGATTGGCTGATGGGACTCGAGTTCGTTTAGCCACAACATTTGGCGTTTATGAAAAGCGTGAGATGCTTGGCTATATTGCCTATGACCGAAGTTATAGTCGGGGCGACCAATGGGTAGTGGGTAATGACCGAATCTCAGCAACGAAAGACAGACAGTCATGCACCAAGACTACTAAGTTAGATGTGGCTTTGCGTTTGGTTAAAAAGCATTTCAGTCCTAAGACTACTGATGAGTATTTTGAGAAAGCCCTAAGCGAGGTAAGTGATAATCTGAATCGCTTAGTGGGTAAGGCTAACCAAGATACAAGGGGTTATTACAACGGTTTGCAATCTACGATGGCTCAGTATGTTAGGGATAATTGGGATAACTTTGTAGCTACTCTAAACCAAGAGGGTAAAGATTGTTGCGCTAAGTATATGGAAGCCCATGAGAAGCTACAAATAAATGAAGCCCTCAAGAAGGCATTTCATGCTGGCGAGGCATCTACCATTCTAATTAGGGATACTGAATACATCATTAGAAACAAGGGCGGGACTACTATGTGCCCTACTGAGCAGTTGCCTCAAGAGTTGAAGTTGAAGTTAGGTATGTTGAAGTTGGTTGCAGTAAATACAGTAGTTGAGGGTATGGGTTATCGTGCTACCGAAGATTCATATGTGGTTGTTTAACTAGGGAGAACTAACAATGTTAGGTTTAAAAAATATATTCAAACAGGAACTAGAAAAGCCAAAAGCAGAACTACCATTGGCTATTGATACAAATTCAAAGTTTGTATATCAGGGCGGTGCAGATGTGCAAAAGGTTTGGCGTAAGTATGGTTGGATTCCACCATCTGAATACCGAACCGATTACGAGTTTGGAAAGAAGGATTGATATGGAAGAAGTTAAAAAGAGAACGAGGGGGAAAGGAAAGAACCCCCCACTTATCAGCACCAGTATCAGACTATCCACAGAGATAGTAGAGTTTTTTAAGGGGAAGTATTCGCATAAATGGCAAGCCGAGATGCGAAAAGTGTTAGTTAATTTTATCAACAAGGAGAAGTGAGATGGGTCGTAAAGCGTATACAAAAGCACAAAAGGTCGAGGCTTTCTTAAAGCGTAACCAAGGTGCAAAGCCTACCGAGATTGCCAAGGCAACAGGTGTAGATGTGAACTATGTGTATGTAGTCAAGCACAAATTGTTTAAGGCTGGTGATGTTGCAGTTAAAAAGAAACCGAAAGCTAGAATTGGTAGTGAAACAGTTAAGGCGGTGGGTGCTGGAGTATTCCAAGGCGTTAGCGGTAATCAATATAAAGTCATGGACTTTAGCGTGGACAATGTGAATAGCCCAAGCCACTACAAAACTGGTGGTATTGAAACGATTGATTTTATCGAAGCTAAGCAGTTGGGTTATAACTTGGGTAATGTTGTGAAGTATGTATCTCGTGCGCACTACAAAGGCATGAAGATTGAGGACTTAAAGAAAGCCGAGTGGTATCTAAAGCGTGAGATTGCTAACATGGAGAAAGTAAAATGAATGATGATTTAAAATCACTTATCAAGTTAGGTGCATTGGTTGTGTTTGTTATTGCATCGGGTGTAGGTAGTTGTATGTATGGTATGCCTATGTATAATGTTTACCACCAAAAGATGGAGGGCGAAGCTGAGTTGGCGAAAGCCAATTTCAGTAAGCAAGTGATGGTGCAAGAAGCGCAAGCTAAGATGGATTCCGCTACAATGCTAGCTAATGCTGAAGTAGAGCGTGCTAAGGGCGTAGCCAAAGCGAATCAGATTATTGGCGATAGCTTAAAGAACAACGAAGATTATTTGCGTTATCTGTTTGTAAACAATTTGGAACATACTCAAAACCAAGTTATCTACATTCCGACAGAAGCAAACCTACCTATACTTGAGCGTAGGAAGTAAAGAACTAAGTGCCTAGAGCATTTCGTAAAAGACAATAGCTTATGATGTCTTGTATATGCGGTAAGCGAGTTGTCGTGGTAGCTGGGGTCTAGGCACAAAGGTTGATTCCTCACTACCCACCTTTCACGAACACGACGAGGGGCGTGCTAATATACTAACCCCTCATTCCCACCTAGTATTAACCCCCATAAAATAAATATAATAAACTCTTTGACAGAGTAAAGAACCATGTTATAATCGTGGCATGGCAAGCACACCCGAAAAGAAAGTAAAAGAGAATTGCGTTAAGTTGCTCAAGCAATACGGCGCATATTATTTCTACCCAGTTATGACTGGGTTTGGGCGTTCAGGAATCCCCGACATCATATGTTGCGTGCGCGGTAAATTCCTAGCCATAGAGTGCAAAGCTGGCGACAACAAGCCAACGGCTCTACAAGAACGAGAACTACAAAAAATAAATGAGGCTGGAGGCGTTACATTGGTTATCAATGAAACGAACCTAACAATGTTAGATGAGATACTAAAAGGATTAACGCATGAAAGAACAAAACCCTGAGTTCTGCACAGGCGTGCAGATTATTCTCAAACGCATGGAAAGTAACCCTGAGGAGTTCAATGTCAGTAGTGGTAACTACGGCAAGTGGGGGCGCATACTCGAGCAATTAGTTATTGCAAAAGAAGCTGGCAGCGATAAATTACCTTTCCCAAATCATTTAAGTGGACTTACGGCTGCCGAACAAAATGCAATCTATGACGGCTATTGCAAATTCCTACGCAAACGCTTTGATGACTATGTAATGCGAGAAATTCTTGCTGAGGCAAGGGAACTATCATCTCCTATGACGTCAGCCCCAAACGTGGTTTTGGGGAATTCGGGCTTGGGGGGGTCTGCATTAGTTAGTAGTGGTGCTGGAACAGGAACGACATGGGCTTCTTTTCCAAACACGTCTTATGCAGTCACTTTAAACATAGGAAACACAAGCATCAGCGAAGAAGAACTAGAAACGATTAAGAGGAGAGTGCTATGAACCCAACCATAGAGATTCTATTAAAGCGCATGGAAAGCAACCCTGATGAGTTTAACTACAGCCTTAATTTAGGACGTAGTAAATGGGATGCAATCTATGAGGATTTTGAACACCATTTAAGTGAAGAAGATAAAACGGCTTACCAAGAAGGTAAAAAGAAAATAAGTTTAAACAGATTCCATGCACGAGTAATGGAGGAACTCCTCGACCCAAAGTCACAGACACCATCCGATATAGAGCTAAAGAGCGCTATGCTTTCGGGTGGTCAGACCCACGCTCAACACATGGCTCTCCATCAACAAGCACTACAAATGCAATCAATGCAAATGGCTTACGAGGCGCATCAGGCTCAGCAACGAATAAAGGCTCAACAAGCACAGAACCCATATCAACAAGCATCATTAGGGGGCTTGAGCAGTTTGGGAAACTTATTAGGGGGTCAAAGTAAATGACCGCCATGCGTAACCCTGATGCAAAGCATACGGACTTCACCGACCTTATTGGGGTTATCCCTAGTAATCCAAAGTTGTTGCCATCCAACTTGGATATGGTGATTGAGCGTTTTGGGCATTTTCTTATTGGTGAGTGGAAGCGACCAAGTGAAAAGATTAGCATGGGGCAAGAGATTCTCCTTAAACGCCTAGCCACTAAAGAAGACATTGTTGTATTGCTGATTGAAGGGGATACCGACGATGGCATGGAGGTTACAAACATTGAGGCAATACAAAAAGATGGCACGCTTATTCACATCGGCACAAGTAAAGAAGCACTTAAAAACTTCATCCGTTTTTGGTATGAACACGCAGAAAAGAAAGCAAGGGGGTTATAGCATGAGAAAGTTAATTTTAAAGTGGTTAGGGTTGGAAACAAATATGTTTGGGGATATTAGAACAGTAATCCCTGATGATGAGCGTGGTATGACTGTAAACCATCGTATCGGTCTTATTAAGACTATGAACAGTCGTTACATCTTGGAGATTGGGACTTATGTGCCAAATCAACGAGGCCCCGATTGGACATATGAGTTCTATGCAGTAGACCCTGACCAAAAGCTAAGCGAAGCAGTTGGAATCATTCTGACCATGAAGGGCTTAGAGAAGTAATGTATAATACGTAGTAAGCTACGGAGGAATACATGAAAAGACTTGATTTAGAAGGTAAACGGTTTGGTAGATGGCGTGTAGTTGATACTGCACCTAGAACATATCAAACAATGTGGAAGTGTGTTTGTGATTGCGGAAGGGTTCGTACTGTGGCGGGTTCTAATTTAACTTCAGGACATTCCGCTTCATGTGGTTGTTTACGAGAAGAAATTAGACCGACACTAGCAAGCAAAAGAGATTTTACAGGTGCTAAAAACCCTAGAGCAAAGCAGAGTATTAAAGTAAATAACGGCGTGCATGTGCCCTCTAATAGTATTTGGTACAAACGAGCTTCAGGAGTTTTTTATTCGGCGAAAAAGAAAGGCATACCTTTAGGCTTCAAAAACGTAGCAGAATTAGCAACATATGTAAAAGAAATAGCCCCTTCTAGATGTCCTGTTTTTAATAAAAAGTTTGCTGATAGGGGGGTTGGATTTAGTAAGTGGTCGCCCAGTATAGATAAAATTGACCCTAAAAAAGGCTATGTGAGGGGCAACATCCAAGTAATAAGTATGTTTGCTAACTGTATGAAAAGAGATGCTAGTAAAGCAGAGCTAATTGAATTTGCTAATTGGGTTTTACAAGGAAAGTAATGAATATTATTACAGTCGATTTTGAATCATTTTACTCACAAACATACAGTTTAAGTAAAAAAACTATAGAGGAGTATGTGCGTGGTGATGAGTTTGAAGTTATCGGCGTAGCCGTAAAGGTAAATGATGAAGAAACACAATGGTTCTCAGGAACAAAAGAAAAGACACGCCAATTTCTTGAAGGATTTGATTGGGGAAATTCTTTGGCGCTTGCTCACAATGCAATGTTTGACGCTAGCATACTTACTTGGACTTTTGGTATTAAGCCTACTGCTTGGTTGGACACTCTTTCAATGGCTCGTGCAATACATACTATCGAAGTCGGTGGTAGCTTGGATGCCTTAACTAAATATTATGGGCTTGGAGTTAAAGGCACAGAAGTCTTAGACGCTAAGGGTAAACACCGATTAGATTTCACCCCAGATGAACTTTCGAAATATGGTGAATACTGCAAGAACGACGTAGAACTTACTTATGCACTCTTTCAGGAATTGATGCAAGAGTTCCCGACATTTGAGTTAAAGCTGATTGACTTGACCATTAAGATGTTTAGCGAACCTGTGCTGGAGTTGGATGTTAATGTGTTGCTAGCACACTTAAGCGATATTCAAAAAACAAAAGAAGACTTAATGAAGTTGGTTGAGGTAGACCGTGACCAAATAATGAGTAATGATAAGTTTGCCGCATTACTAGAGCTATGTAAGGTTGAACCTCCACGTAAGATTAGCCCAACAACAGGTAAGGAAACATGGGCATTTGCTAAGACAGATGAAGGGTTTAAAGCGCTACTTGAGCATCCGTTACCCGGGGTACAAGCATTAGCATCTGCTCGGCTGGGTGTTAAATCTACCCTTGAGGAGACAAGGACAGAACGATTTATTGGTATCGCAGAGCGTGGTGTTATGCCTATTCCACTACGTTACTATGCGGCTCATACAGGGCGCTGGGGTGGCGATGACAAAATCAATATGCAGAACTTGGGTCGTGGCTCTCGTTTAAAGCATGCAATCCGTGCCCCTAAAGGCTATCAAATTATTGACTGCGACTCATCACAAATTGAAGCACGAACCCTAGCTTGGTTAGCTGGACAGGAGGATTTAATTGAGGCATTTGAAAACGGCGAGGATGTTTATAAAATCATGGCGTCGGCTATCTACGTCAAGGAAGAGAAAGACATTACGAAAGATGAACGCTTCGTGGGGAAAACCACCATCCTCGGGGCTGGCTACGGCATGGGGAGCAAGAAATTCGGGGTGCAACTCAAGACTTTTGGCGTGGAGGTGGAAGAGGAGGAAGCCAGTCGTATTATCTCGGTCTATCGACAAACATATCCTTGCATACCTGCACTTTGGAAAGAAGCGGGTAAGGTATTAGATGCAATCGTTGAGGATGGTACTTGTAGTTTTGGTAGAGAAGGAGTGTTGTATGTTGAAGGTAGGAAAGGTATTAGGCTTCCTAATGGTCTGTATATTAAGTATCCTAATCTACGCAAACAGACCAATGACGACGGGAAAGATGAATATGTGTACGACACCAAGCGTGGCAAAACCACTATCCCTAATAGAATATACGGCGGGAAAGTTGTTGAGAATGTGTGTCAAGCCTTAGCCCGAATCATTGTGGGTGAGCAAATGCTTATGATTTCTAGGAAGTACAAGGTTGTAATGACTGTGCATGATGCGGTTGCTTGTATCGTACCCGATAGCGAAGCCCAAGCTGGACAAGAGTTTGTTGAGATGTGCATGAGGATGCGACCTAAATGGGCATTAGATTTGCCATTAAATTGTGAAAGCGGTATTGGTAAAACTTATGGAGATTGTTAGTGGGTAAGCTTTATAAACACTACAACGACTATACGGAGCAGAACATTCTTAGTGCTTTGGATAGAGCGCCTATAACTGGGCATTTGATTCCGAAGCACTATATTGAAGATGATGTTACATATGAAACAGTTAATCCCGAAACAATTGAATTGCTGATTGAACGCAGTACAGCCGAGAATGCGTATGAAGTAGCTGAGTTTAAAGAAGTAATGAAAGATGTTTTGGATTCATTAACACGCAGGGAAAGAAAAGTATTACGGTTGCGTTTTGGTATCAATATGAATCATGACCATTCGTTAGAAGAAGTTGGCAAGATTATGGATTTATCAAGAGAACGCATACGTCAGCTAGAAGCTAGAGCTTTACGTAAAATGCGGCATTACAGTAGAACTTGTCAGTTAATAGATTATTTAGATATATAGGAGAAGAAATGGTGGACTACACAGAATACTTATTGCGTGCCAAGCGATTGATACACGATATTGAAATACTAATGAACGACAGACGTACAGAAGAAGCGTTTATGGCTCTTTATAACTTGCATGTAGAGATTAAGCTAATGGCTAATGCAATACGAACTGCAGAAGGTGGGGTTTACCATGAATGACAACGATTTAAGAGATTGTTTTGCTATGTTTGTGATAAATGGAATTGTGACTCGAGGTTTAACTGACCAAACTGATTTGAGCTTAGTCGCCACAAACGCCTATAAACTAGCAGACCACATGCTCGAAGCACGCAAACCAAAAGAAGAAACAGGGATTGTTGCAGTTAAACGTGGAAGAAAAAAGAATGAAGAAGGGGATGCGTAAAGTATTAGAAGATGTTGTTTTAGATGTGTTGCGTATGCTACCTCCCGAAGTACCTGAATTTAAAAAGATAACAAACTTTGGACTTAAACCAACAATATTTAAAGCTAAAAGGAAAGTGAAAGCAAAATGAGTAGCTGGTTAATTGCAGTTATAGGCGTAGTGTATTTAGTTGTGGCAGTTGATTTATTTCGTAAAGGTCAAGTGGGCTTATCTATTGCATTTTTAGGCTACGCTTTGGGTAATGTAGGTTTATATATGGAGGCAAGATGAGCACAACAGAACACCAAGAACTCATAGAGATTCTTGAGCAAGGACTACAAGCATTTAAGCTTATGGGCGGTAATGCCCCCGACTATGAAATACTACCTGATGGCTCTGTTTTATTTCATTACATGCCGACAGAGGAGTTAAAACAATATGTGGAGAAACTTAGACATGCCTAGAGATGGTGGTAAAGGGATTGCACCACGCCCATTAAGTGTACCTATGGATAAGTTTGATACAAACTTTGAAGCAATATTTGGTAAAAAAACTAAGTTGCCCCAACCCCAAATGAAAGAGGAGAAGCAAAATGAAATGGATAGTAATAGCAGCGATAGTAATAGGTAGTATGGTATTTATGGCTTTTCCACCAAAAGCATTTGCTCAGCAAGTAACTATTTATACAGGCGCTAATGGACAATATGTAGGGCAAGCCGTAACTATGTCACCTACCCAACCAAACCCACCAATCTGGAGTCCAAATGCCCAGTAAAGTAACTTGGTCTTACAGTAGCTTAAAGACCTTTCAACAATGCCCAAAGAAGTATTACCACCTAAAGATTGCTAAGGATATTAAGCAAGAAGATACGGTGCATACCATCTACGGCAAGGAAGTTCACAAAGCGGCAGAAGATTACATCAAGGAGGGTAAACCCGTACCTGAGAAGTATTCGTATGTACTAGACACTTTAGATGCTTTAAATAAAATCCCGGGAGAAAAGTATTGCGAGATTGAACTAGGGATTAAAAAGACTTCAGACAACAAATATGTTGCATGCGAATTTGATGACCCTAAGTATTGGTGGCATGGTATCGCCGACCTACTTATTGTTAACGGGGATGAAGCCTATTTGGTTGACTACAAGACTAGTAAAAATGCAAAGTATGCCGATACTAAACAGCTAGATTACATGGCATCCGCAGTTTTCCTACGTTTTCCTGAGGTGCTGACCATTAAGTCTGCCCTGATATTTGTAGTAAGTAAGGAGTTTGTAAAGAAGGAACACAATTCCATGCACAAGTATGCCTACCTTACGTCAGTTGAACCCGACTTAAAGAGGCTAGAAATGGCTATGGATAGTGGCATTTGGAACCCAGTTACAGGCCCACTTTGTGGCTGGTGCCCAGTCAAAACATGCGTACATAACAAGGAAAAACAATCGTGGAAGAGCTAGATAATCAATCATTAGATGCTGCATTAATTTTAGAAGAGAAGCTAAAGGAACGAGTAAAAGCAGTTCTGCAATCGGTAGTGGTCAATGTAATTGGTAGAGAAATTCATGCTGCCATAGAACGTGAAAAACAAGCTATGATGACGGAAATTACACTTTCTATAGGAAAAGCTTTACAATCTATAGAGAAAGATGGTCGGGTGCCTTTATGGGAAACTAACCCTTTTGCTACCAATATACCCGATTTTATACCAGTAAATGGTGAGGGTGAACCAATTGAAATAGTAGGAATGGAAAATGCCATACAAGAACAAAGCAGACCGCAAATATAAGAATGCCGCTAAATACGAGGATTCTCCTGAGCAAGTTAAAAACAGGGAAGCTCGTAACAAGGCACGTGCAGAGCTAGCTAAAAAAGGGAAAGTAACTAAAGGCGATGGAAAAGATGTTGACCACATTAAGCCCCTTAGCAAAGGGGGCGCAAATACTGAAGGCAATTTGCGGGTTAAATCCGCAAGTGCAAACCGCTCATTCAGTAGAAACTCAGACCACACAATCAAGAAAAACAAACCAAAAAATGGCGCAAATTGAAACTGACTACGATTGGCCAGGACAATACAAACCGTTTAATCATCAAAAAGTAACAGCAGCATTTCTTACAGAACGCCCAAGAGCATTTTGTTTTAACGAGCAAGGTACGGGAAAGACTGCATCTGTTATTTGGGCAGCAGACTACCTAATGAATCTAGGACTAGTCAAGCGTGTATTAATCGTATGCCCACTATCTATTATGAAATCCGCATGGCAGAACGACTTGTTTAAATTTGCATGCCACCGTTCTTGTGACATAGCTTACGGTGATAAAAAGAAGCGCGCTAAAATTATCGAAGGTGGTGCAGAGTTTGTCATCATTAACTTTGATGGATTAGCTATTGTGCAAGATGTAATAGCGGCTGGCGGGTTTGACTTAATCGTAGTGGATGAAGCAAGTGCTTATAAGAATGTAACTACAGAGCGCTGGAAGATATTGCGTGACCTGTGCAAAGATATTAAGGGTCTGTGGATGCTCACAGGAACACCCGCCGCACAGTCACCAATTGATGCCTATGGTTTAGCCAAGCTAATTAACCCAGATGGAGTTCCTAAATTCTTTGGTTCTTTCCGTGACCAAGTCATGTACAAAGTTGGTATGTATCGTTGGGTTCCTAAATCCAACGCACAAGATGTAGTACATCAAGCCTTACAACCAGCGATTCGTTTTGAAAAGAGTCAATGCTTAGACTTACCCGATGTAACTTTTGTAGAACGTGAAGCACCCCTTACTCCTCAGCAAAAGAAGTATTACCAAAAGCTTAAACAAGACATGATTATTCAAGCGGCTGGAGAAGAAATCAGTTCAGCAAATGCGGCAACAAGTATTAATAAGCTGTTACAAATTTCAGGTGGTGCGGTCTATACCGATACTAAAGAAGTTGTGGAGTTTGATGTATCCAACAGGCTACAAGTTGTTAAGGAAGTTATTGATGAGGCATCCCACAAGGTGCTAGTGTTTGTACCTTTCACGCATACCATAGAGTTACTGCGGGCTTACTTAACTAAGAATGGTATTAGTAATGACACAATTAATGGGCAGGTTCCAGTAGCAAGACGTAATACAATTATTCAAGACTTCCAAGATACTGATAACATTCAAGTTCTAATTATTCAACCCCAAGCTGCATCGCACGGGTTAACCCTAACTGCGGCTAATGTCATCATTTGGTACGCTCCTGTAATGAGTGTAGAAACATATCTACAAGCCAACGCCCGTATTAATAGGCCCGGCCAAAAGAACCCTATGACTATCGTGCATATCAAGGGTAGCGAAGTGGAAAGCAAGTTGTACAAGATGCTAAATAACAACATTGATAACCACACAAGGTTGATTGATTTGTACCGCCAAGAAATAGAATAATAGTTTGACACAGTAAAGAAATGTGGTATACTAACAGCTCTAAAAAGGAGCATGTAATGGAGCAAATGTCAGCAGAAAAGCTTGCAAACATCTATATAAAAATAAGAGATGCTAAGCACGCCGAAGAGGAAAAGATGAAGTCTAAGTTGGCAGAATTTCAAGAGCAACTAGATATGATATCGGAGCAGTTGTTGGAGCTATGTAAGGACCAAAATGCCACAAGCATTAAGACCGAGTCAGGCACAATCATCCGTAAAATATCTACCCGCTATTGGTCTACCGATTGGGAGTCTATGCATCAATTTATTAAAGAGCATGATGCTTTAGGTTTGTTAGAGCAACGTATTCATCAAGCAAACATGAAGCAGTTTTTAGAAGAAAATCCTGAGCTGATGCCACCGGGAGTTCAGGTCGATAGAAAATATACCGTGGTAGTTAGAAGGAGCTAATATGTCAGAAGCACAACAAGCGACACCAGAGCAACAAGCCCGTATGGAAATGGAAGTCGCAATCCAAGAAGCACAACAACGAGCTATGCAAGATGTACAACAGAATGCACAGATTGAAATACAGATGCGTAGTATTGCGTTGTCTGAAGCAGTAAAAGCGAAGAAGGAAGGATTCGGTGCAGTAGCAATTACTGAGTCTGCAGAAGTATTTTTAAAATTTTTAAAAACCGGCGAAGCCGTGCACAAGGAGTAATAATGAGTAACGTAACTATTTTTAATCAAGAAGTACCAGCATTCTTACAAGGCGCTAACGGCCTTAATGATTTAACTAAATCTCTTGCTGGTAAGATTAGCGGCGGTGGTAAACGCATTTCAATCCGTGGTGGTGTATTCCGTAAGATTGTAGGCGGCGAAGAAGTTGGTAAGATTACTAGCCGTGAATTAAACGTAATCATTGTTAATGCAGCTAAGGGCGTATCTCGTATTTACTATGCTGGTAAGTACGACCCAAATGCAATCGTTCCCCCTACTTGTGTATCTAATGATGGTGTTCATGCGGACACTAAAGATGAAGGACGTCAAAGCGATTCATGCGCTACTTGTCCACAAAACGTAGCTGGTTCAGGCAATGGCAACTCTCGTGCATGTCGTTACACCCGTAAGATTGCAGTCCTTTTGGAAGGCGACACAAGCGGTGATGTGTATCAGCTACAACTTCCATCTACTTCTATCTTTGGTAAGGGTGAAGGTAATGTGCATCCATTCGAAAGCTATATCAAATACGTAGCTGGTAATGGTCGTAACATTAACCAAATCGTAACCCAAATTAGTTTGGATACAGATAGTGATACACCTAAGTTGTTGTTCTCTCCAGCACGTCACATCACTGAAGATGAATGGCATTTAGCTGCAGAAGCTGGTGATTCTATCGAAGCTAAGAATGCCATTACTTTAACCGTAGCTCAAACTGATGGTGTTAAAAAGCCTACATTGGCTGCACCTGCAGTTAAGAAACCTGTAACACAAATGGAACCGGACGAAGAAGTATCTGAACCAGTAAAACGTGCTACTAAAAAAGTTGAGGTTGCGCCAGCTAGTAAGAAGAGTTTAGGCGACGTAATCAATGCGTGGAGTGCGGTAGACTAATGAGCCACGGCTACAGCGTAAAGCTGGTCCAGTTAAACAAACAAGCCGATAAGAAAAAGCTTGGGGTAATGCTCGGCAAGGAGTGCATACGGTGTAGCATTTCCGTAGCACAAGTTGCTGGGATTATCGGAGTTAGCCGGATGACTGTATATAATTGGTTTACGGGTCTGCACGACCCACAAGAAGTATACGAGCCTGCCATACAAGGTTTATTAGACCAGCTTTAATTAATTGTTTTTTATACACAGGACGAGAGGACGCCAAACCCTCTCCGATTGTGTTTCTTTGGAAGATATATGACAACAATTGACCTTTTAGATACAGTACTTCCCCAAGAGGGATGGTTTGCTGTACTTGGAATTAAAGGGAAATCTGTAAGACAAAAGCTAGTACAGACACGAGAAGAAGTAAATAAAATAACAGAAAAGTTTGTTGCAGAAGAACGCAACGTATTCTTTGGGCTTGCTAAGTTTGAAACTGGCGAGAGCAGAGAACAAGATAACGTGAAAGCGCTTAAAGCATTCTGGCTGGATATAGATTGCGGCGAAGCTAAAGCAGAAGTAAACCCAAAAACTGGAAGACCTGATGGTTATATTGACCAAGCAACAGGTATGCAAGAACTCAAAAAGTTCTGCGATTTAATTGGCTTACCAACACCAATTATTGTTGACTCAGGCAGAGGCTTACATGTGTATTGGCCCTTAACAGAATCTGTTTCACGGAACGCTTGGGAACCAGTAGCTAAACGCTTTAGAGACCTTTGCATTAAACAAAACTTTTATGTAGACCCATCCGTGTTTGAAACCGCTAGAGTCTTGCGGATACCTGGAACATTTAACTTTAAAGAAATACCAGCCCTACCAGTATCAATCATAGTAGAAGGTGCGCCTATAGAGTTTGGGAAGTTCAAGGAAATACTAGGTGTTACTGAGGTAGCACCCATAGAGTTTGCACCTAGTAAAGGTGAGCTTAACGAATTTACTAAGTCTTTGTTAGGCAACAAGATTCAACGCTTTAAGAACATCATGATTCGTGGTGATAACGGTTGCCAACAGCTTAATTATGCTTATGAAAATCAAGACTCAATCAGCGAGCCATTATGGTGGTCGGCACTAACCGTAGCTAATGTATGCGTGGATAGAGAGGTTGCTATTCATATGATGTCTAGTCAGCACCCTGACTATGATGCGATTGCTACCGAGGCTAAAGCTACCCAACAAAAAGAAGGTAAAGGCGGCCCTCATACCTGTGCAACATTTGAGAAACACAATCCTGGTGGTTGCGATGGCTGCAAATGGAAAGGCAAAATTACAGGACCAGTCGCACTTAGTTCTGAGATTAATGAAGCGAAGTTAGAAGATAACAAGGTAGAAGTGAAAGAGGGTGTGGTAGAAGTTATCCCTGAGTATCCTAAGCCGTTTTTACGTGGTGCTGCGGGTGGAATCTTTATGCCCCCAACAACAGAGGAAGCCGAACCAATCTGCGTATATGAGCATGATTTATATGTAGTTAAGTTAATGACCGACCCAACTGCGGGAGCCGTTGCATTAATGAAACTGCATCTGCCTCATGATGGCATAAAGGAATTTGTAGTGCCTTTGTCAATCATAGCATCACCAGACGAATTAAAAAAAGAGCTGGCAACAAAGGGTGTAGCTTGCACACCAACGCAAATGAAATACTTATCTAACTTTGTTATGTCATTTGTAAAAAATCTGCAATACAAAAGGAAATCAGAAATTATGAGAACACAATTTGGATGGGCTGATAAAGACAGCAAGTTCATTATTGGGGATAGGGAGATTAGCAAGGATGGTACTTATGGAAGTCCAGCATCAACCGAGACCCGAGCCATTGCACAGTACATGGTGCCATGTGGTACGTATGAAGACTGGCGAGAAGTATTTAATATGTATTCCCTACCGGGCCTAGAACCACATGCGTTTGCTGCCCTGACTGCCTTTGGCGCACCACTATTTAAGTTCACTGGACTTAAGGGTGCAATCATTAACGTCATCTATAAGTTTGGCGGTACTGGTAAGTCAACAACGTTGTTTATGTGCAACAGTGTGTATGGTCACCCCGAGTCTTTGTCATCGGTCTGGAAGGACACAAACAACGCCAAGATGCAGCGTTTGGGGGTAATGAATAACTTACCCTATACCATTGACGAAATAACCAATATAACCCCTGCAGACTTCTCAGATTTGGCTTATGGAATGTCTCAAGGTAGGGCTAAGGACCGCATGAAAGGGGCTACCAATGAGTTGCGTGAAAACAACACTACTTGGCAGACTATGTCTTTGGCTAGCGCCAATGCGTCTTTCTATGAAAAGTTAGGTTCTGCTAAGGCTGGGGCTAATGCTGAGATGCTACGTCTTTTTGAGTACACAATCCCACCTAACAATGTTATTTCTACCGAAGATGGTAAGCGCCTATTTGACCGCCAGCTAAAGGAGAATTACGGGCATGCTGGGGATATATACATCAAGTGGCTGGTAGATAACTTAGAAGAAGCAGTACAGGCTATTTTGGATGTACAACGCCGTATTGATACCGAGTTAAGGCTAACCCCTCCTGAACGCTTTTGGTCAGCTGTGGCGGCTTGTAACATAGCTGGTGGCCTTATTGCTAAGCGTATTGGTTTGCATGACTATGACATGGCCGAGATTTATAAATGGACTTGCAAGACTATCCAAGGCATGCGTGAAGAGATTAAACCTCCTACAGAAAGCGCCGTAGCCGTAGTGGGTGACTATATTAACCGCCACATGCAAAACATCTTGGTAGTAAAAGCTGACGTAGATAAACGTACTGCAGCCCATTCTTTGCCTACTTTAGAACCTAAGGGCGAATTGCTTATCCGCTATGAGCCTGATACTAAGTTGATGTTCTTTGTAACTCGTGAGTTTAAGCACGACTGTGTAGAACGCCAGACTAACTACAAGGACACCCTAAGAGAATTAGAACTTAAAGGATTCTACAAAGGCTACATGAATAAGCGTATGTCTAAAGGTATGAAAATTACCTCCCCTGGAGTAACAGCATTGATATTTGATTGCTCTACTGGGTTACTAGATATAGATGGATTAATTGCACCGGAGATTGAGCATGCTAGTAGGGAAACTGAGCTACAACATTAATTGGAAAAACTTCAAGCCGGGGACGTCTTTCTTTGTTCCTTGCTTGAATTGCATGCAAGCTAAGCAGGATATAGCTCGCACCGCAAAAAGATTGCAGATGCCAGTTTTGATGAAGGTTAGCATCGAAGATAGCATCAGAGGTATTCGTGTCTGGAGGATTTGAGTTATACTGCAAGGGCAGACCACGTCTGCTTTTCCTTGGAAGAAAGCTCCTTCCTCCCCTCTTTGTCCCCGCCTAGTGCGGGGATTTTTTATTTCTTGCCCTGATTTAAGACAGGAACAAAGTAAGGAATCATAGCTTCGGTTGGAATACGTACGCCCTTATATGTGCGTGCCCTAGCTTCTAATGCTGAATCCAAAGTATTTTGGATAGCATCGCCGTCAATCATTACCTTATCCATTGGGTAGCGTTTGTTAAACTGACGGATTTGATTGATAACAGGCTGTACATCTTTCTGACCACCACCAAAATCTTTGTTTAAGACAGAGTCGGTTAGGCGCTGCAGAATCTGAGTTCTTTCTTGCTCAGCTTTGACATATTCACCTTTTAACTCAAAGCCAACTTCTTGTTGACGAGCCAACTTAGTAGGAGCAAAGCCCGCAGCTTGTGCGATTACGTTAGCCGCAGTTACATCTTCTTTCTTAATAATGGTATCGCCACCCTTAGTCTTAGCGCCTTCAGTTGCAAGACGTCCAGCTACTAGTGGGTTTTTGAAGAACGCAGGTAACATCTTCTCTAGGCCACGTTCAATATGCCCATTTTCAAAGTCGTCTAATGCACCAGTCTGACCAAGAATACCTGATACTGCTGGGCCAATATTGGCTAATACAAAGTTATTAAATGCTTCCTGGTTAGTCTTAGCTGGTTTGCCGCCACGGAACCACAAGTTATCAAACGAAGTCTTAGCACCAATATTAATATCGGTAAGAGAAGATATAGGGCCGCTGTAAAGTACGTCTCCCATAACAGGACCAAAGTTATCATTTAAAAACTCACGGAAACGCAAGTCAGCATTCTGTGCAACTAGCGGATTTCTAGCACGTTTTCTACGCTTCTCTTCGTCGTCATCACCCAAGTCGCTAAGCGCTTCAACAACTGCACCTACAACGCTATAGAGTGGCATACCTTTTAATCCATGGAACATAGCGCCCATCATCAAAACGCCGGTTAAAATCTTCATGCTTTCAAAGGCTAACTTAGGGTCACTAATTACTTTAGTTGAGTTATACGCATGGCGAACAAAGAAAGAAGTCATGTTTGCTGCGTACATTTTGAACTGGGAAATAACTGGTAACTTCTTAAATAACTCTGGTCTTTCCATAGCATCGTAGCGACCCATGTTATCTTGCACAGCAGCAATAGCTTTTTCAACAGACTCTTCAAAGTTCTTAGTCTTATCGTAGTGCATTTCAAACGCCATCATCGCAGCAATCTCACGACTAACACGTTCTGCACCACTAAACAAACCAGACATAATATTGGCAGTCATACGTAATGCTTTCTTAGGCCCGCTAAGAGTTGCATTTAATGGGGTACGACCCCGCTGGGAAAGAAGATTGTTTTCAGTAAAGGCAAACAAGCCACGCTCTTTAAGTGCTTGATATGCTGCAGATAAAGTCTTGCTGTTTTTAATACGTGAAGAATCAGCTACAGATACAGTTACGCTAGGTATGTGGTACCCACGAATTGTTTCTGGTGTCTCTTTAATGTTGACACCCATGCTACCTAGAATGTTTGAATAAGCAGCAAACTTAAGTGAGGCTCTAGCATAGCCATAACGTGCACCCAATACTGGGTAAATCATAACTGGAACAGCAACTAACTGTACAGCAGCAGAACCAGCACCAGTCAATAACATATAGTATGCGTATCTTGTAGCTATAGAAGCTAGTTGATTAGGGCTTGGTGGGTTTAGCTGCTCCATTGCACGGCCACCAACAGTATCAATAAACAAACCTAACTTGGCTTGGTCCGGGTCACCTGCAAGACTATCTCTAGCACGAGTAATCTCAGTTTGCATTTGGTCTGCATACTTGAGGCGTGGGGTCTGGCTAGCCATACGGTTAGCAGATTCAGTAAAGTTGCGGAAGATATCGGCACTAAAACCAGATACATTTTCTGCATGCATAAACTGCTTGCGAATACTTGCTTCTGGCAGAGTTGTTAACCAAGTTTGATATAACGAGTCTTTTAAATCTTCAGAAGAAATTTCATCTAAGTTAGCCTTATCAATGATTTCAAACATGTTTTTCAACATGGTGCTTTCTCTTTGATTAGTATTTCTTAGAGAAGCTATATCATTACCAGAAGTAAAGGTTAAGTCTTTAAACAACTCTTCAACAGGCTTACCTAATTCTTTAGCACGTTTGATTGCATACAACTCACGCTGCCATGGTTCATCAAATAAAATAAAACCACCATCTGTACCAGATTCACGGAACCAAGCTGGACCATGACGCATTAATGGGAAGTATTCTTGTATAGCATCCTTCTCCTGCATCTTGCGAATCTCAGCCATGAGCTGGCCTTTAGGAGTCTTTTCATCTTTAACATCACCAGGCAACTCTTGTAGGCGTTCAATGCGCTCGTCTAAGTAGTGGCGTTGCAAGTTAAAGTTATCTTTGTAGAACTGACGTACCATTTTATACATCTCGTGGCCGCCTTCAATCTTACCTAGCTGTGTCCAAGCGTCATAAACAATTTGAATATCATTTTTACGACGGGTTCTTTGCCCTGTTAGATTAGATATCTTTTCTGCAGGAGTAGCTGGGTCTTCTATTAACTTTGTTAATTCAATAACTTTGGGGTCATTGTTAGCGGCTTCGATAGCGGTAGCATGCGCATCTGGTGTAACACCTTTAAGGCGTGCAAGGTGCATAGCGTTACCAAGAATCTTGTCACTACCTTTGTTACTTACAATAAACTTAGCTAGCTGGTCAGCTTTAGCTGCATATGCTTCAAGCATATTAGTTCTCATCGCAGCCATTTTTTGAGTAAACTCATCAATTTCTTTTAGGCCAGCAATTTTATCCCCCATCCAACGAATAATGTCAGATGTACGTAAAGTCATAAGCGTAGTTTTAATAGCATCCTCAGTCATGCCTTTAAATCTAGCTTTTAATAAATCAACTAAATCACCAAAGTCATGACCATCTTTTACCCAACCGCCAAAGCCTTCAGCAATATCGTGAATATTTTGACTACGCATAACCTTTTTAGTATCTTGGTCTAGCTTTTGAGCCTTAGCTTTCTTTTGTCGTGCAGCACTTACTTGCGGTGCTTCTTGCAGTTCGGTATCGTATTTAAGCAAACCTTCTGTAAGTACAATTAAATCCTGCAACGCAGACTGGTGTGAGTCATCCATGTCAAACAAATCACGGATTGAACGTACAAAGCGATTAAATAAAGACCTAAATCTACCAGGCTGATTAGGAACAATCTCGCCTTTGATTTGGAACAAGAACTGCTGCATAGAGTCTTCAGTTAGACCATACGCTACAAACTCTTTAAGGTCGTCATAAATCTGAATACCACCTTCAGCTTCGCTGGTAAATAGCTGTGCAACACGTGGGTCAACATTAATTGTGCCTGTTAAGGTTTGGTAAGCATACTCACGACTTGCATTACGCATTACATCCATCAAACCATTGATAGCATCGCCAAGCTTTTGTGGTATTTCTTTGCCTTCTTCTAACAGGCTTCTCCACTCGTCAATACGAGCATTGACTGCAGCATGCAGAGCTTCGTGTAGGAATACTGTGTTGTTTACGCCTTGAAAATCTGTAGAGTTGCCAAAGGATTCGCCACGTAGGTAAATAGTTCTATACGACTTACCATTTAATTCTGTTGCTGCATAAAGACCGTTAGCACCTTTAAAGTTAGTGCGAAGACTCTCAGGCACTTCATTGGCTGCATTTACTACTATAAGGTTTACACCCTTAAGGAAAGGTCTTAAACGCTTAGCCAAGAATCGTTCAAATAAAGTACCATTATTAGCTATGTAGTTAATAGCTTGGCTAGCATTATCAAATGAATAATATTTAGAATCTGGTGTACCAGAAGTTTCAGACTTAGATGGTTTACCCGCTGTGGCTGCAGCTTTCTTTTTAATTTCTATACGCTGTTGAAGGTTAGCTTGTTCTTGAGTAGTAACAGACGGATGAGACAAAGCTTCTTTAGCAGCCTTACCTGGTTTGCTATCTCGTTGTTGACCTTTAGAAATCTCATGCAAAGTATCTAGGGCCTGGTTGCGTCTTGCTCTATGCTGAACACCTGCATCTAAATAAGCATCTTGAGTTGCAAAGTTATCTCTAATAGGCTCAGGTGTATCAAGAGTTTCTATAGCTGCTTGTACAGTTTTAGTAGCTGCTTTCCAATCTTTAGTCTGAGCGGCTTTAGCTTGTTTCTTTTCAGCTTGTTGTTCATAAGTTAACTCTACACGTGGTCGGCCAGTACGTTTACCTTTAGTTGCGGTTGGTGCAGGTATTACTTCTGGGGCTACAGCAGCTGGAGTTTCTTGTAACTGATTATATTGGCTGGCTACTGCATCATCTAAAGCACGGATTGCTTGTGGGTTTGATTCTTTTAAATAATCTTCATAAGTTAATCCTAACTGGGCTGCTTTAGCTTCACCAAGACGCCTAGCCGCCATAGTAGCATTTCGTTTATTAGCTGGAGTAGAAGATACTTTATTTGCTTCATCTGCTGCAACTGATTTAGCATGTAAATCAATTATGTTTTGGGGTACGGTACTTAATGCACTTGGTTCAGCCGCTTGCACAGCTTCTGCTCGTACTCCAGGGACTCCAGTAGTTCCGATAGTGCTTGCCAATCCTGCAGGTTGAGATGTCGTAACTCCTCCGGTGGGCTGAAGTCCAGCTTGAGGCACAGAAACGCTTGGCTGATTAATTCCGGCGTCAACTCCAGTACTCGGCTGTGTTCGTCCATTTTGGACTCCTTGATTTACTATATTCTGTTGGCGTACTACTTCCGTAGCCTGCTTAATTGCTCTTTCGTTAGACAAGTTATATTTTGCCTTGAGCTTATTAGCTATTGTATCTAATTCTGGGTTGCCGGTGTTGATTGCGTTAACTGTAGATACTGGAGCCGCAACTGCTGGTGCGCCAACTAATTTACGTGCATCTTCTAAAGGTATTCCAAGTTCAACTGATTTTGCTTTAGCTTGTTCTTCAACATCTGGTGTAGTTGTTGGTGTAATAGGTGCAGCTGCTTTAGCAGCTATTTGTTTTTCCGCAGTATCTAACGGTGCTGCAACAATAGGCGTACCTACTGCAGTAGTAATTTGTGGGCCGGCTGGTGGTGCAGGGGGGTTAACTACTGGAGGTGGCGTTGGTTTATTAGCAGCTTCAACAGCTTCTTGTTGTTTAAATTTAAATGTACTAGTAGCCTCAAGCGGAGCACCAGCAATCTCACCAATACCTTCTTCAAGAACATCAAGCGGGTCTATTTTTTGATTAATAGCTACAGAACCTAAAGCTTCACCAGCCATACCATATAGTGCTTGTACGCCAACTTCTTTACCTGTTTCTTTAGCCGCTTCTTTTATAAAACCTTTTTCAACATTTTTAAGTAGCTCACCTGCTGAATTACCAGCGGATTTAAAAGAAGCCGCATCAAACAAACCGATAACAGCAGATTTAACTCCAGCTTTTTCCCAAGCTTCTTTATGGTCCATACCTTCTGCACGTAGTTCAGCATATTGATTACCAAATTCAGTTAACGCTGAACCACTACCACCCATAATTGCGGCGCCCTTAGGACCAAAACCACCAAATCTTGCGGCCATAGCAGCTACTATTGTTGGTACTGTAGCAGGTAAAGATTCTAAAGCAACCCCACCCACATATCCAGGTAAGTCGCCTCTTTTATCCCACATTGCGTTACCAATCATTTTTAATTGGTCAAAGCTATCTGCGGCTTTATATTCTTCACTACCTCGTAGATTACCTAACGTTTTAGTTAAAGGGTTTACTCCACGTTTTTCTTCAATAGCTTTACGTTCTAAACCAAACTCAGCAAGGTTTTGAATTTTATCTTCTATAGTTTTATCGCGGGCACTAATTTTTTCTAGTTCACTTTTAGGAGCACGCTCATAATATTCGCCGTATTGTTCTTTATCGGCAGCTTGGTTGTTTATGAGTTGTGCAAGCTGTGCGTTAGATACCGCTTGTTTTGCATTAACTATACCTTTTTCACCAGCGCCCAAAGTTGCTTGGCTTGGGGAGAGCACATCGCCAGGGGCGCTAATTACATCTTTAAATGCGCTTGCTAAGCCATATCCTTCAGTAGGTGCTTGCTGTGCAGGTGCTTGAGTCTGTTGTTCTTCCTGCGCTTGCTTATTAACGTAATTAGGCAGTATGTCATTTTGAATAGCGGAAAGAATATCCGCCTGGGACATGGAATCAGGAAAGTTTACCGCCCCAACATTAGGTATATTTACGACTGGCATCGTTGTATTTTACCTAACTATTGGGGATTTTGCGGAGTTAGTTCGTAATTAAATGAACCATCTGGGTTTCGTTTTAAAGTACCTGGAGGTATAGCAGGTTTAGCTGGGGCTGGTGGAGGAATTGGAGTAGGGGTAACTACTGGTGTAGGACTACCCGCTTTAACCGCTCCAGCATTACTTTGAACTTCCTGTTGAATAGCCTGGGTTCTAGCAGCAATCTGTGCTTGTATAGTTTTAATTTTATCAGCATCGTTACTCATTTGTGCAATTTGGAGCTGAGTATTAAGTGATTTAATTTGTCCATCTTGTGCAATACGTTGACCAATAGCGCTAACCATAGATGAGGCACCATAAGGACGGGTTGCAGCAAAGTAATTCTGTTGTGCAATTTGCTTAGTAATTGGGCTATCTTTGTCGTAGCCTTGTGCAACCAATGCATCAAACTCAGTCTGAATACCGGCTTTCTCTTTAGCATTAGCTTTCTCGGCACCAATTGTTGCAGCCTGTACGGTAGCACCTGCAGAAATTTCAGCTGCTTTAAGGTGAGCCTCAGCTGATTTCTCGTCGCCGTAAATTTTAGTAAGGTCAGCAAGAACGCCTTTTCTATCTGTCTGAGCAGCTTTAACAAGGTCAGCAGCAGAATTGTAACCGAACTTACCAAGTTCAAATTGTTGTTTGGCCAAGTCCATCTGTTGTTGCTTCATACCCTTGATATCTTCACCGTAGCCTTGTAATGCAGCTTGTGAACCTTGTCCAATATTAGCTGCAGCAAATGGAGATGTACCACCCATAATGCCTAAGCCAGCTTGGAGTAAGCGTAAACCCTGAGCTTGCTTTTTATCAGCATCAAAGTCATAACCTACTTTACTTAACATGTCGCCATATTTAGTAGCAAAGTCTGTGTTAGGTAGTAGTGCTTTGTTCTTAGCAATTTGTTCTTCGATTGGAGTTTTGTACTCTTGTAGCAACAAAGACTTAATGTCGGAACTATCACCTTTTACTTGGTCACCTTCAGCAAACGCAACTATGCCACCACCAGCGGCATTAAAGTTATAGTTTTGACCAATTCCTGCTGGGCGCATTTGTGCACGGAAAGCTTGTTCACTTTGTGCAGCCTGTGAAGTCTGTGGGTCATTTTGTTTTGGGTCGGCTTTCATAGCTAACTGCTGGTCATCTAAGCTACCAAGCATATAATCTAATTTTGCTGCAGGTACACCGCTTGCAATCCCACCAGAAACAAAGGGTATTGTATATTTAGCGTTTACACCTTGAGCATATCCTTTTCCTGGAATTGCATTAATAGACCTATACGCATTCATGTCTAGATATGGGTCATATTCAGAATTTTGTGCAGTTCTATACCCAACATCTACTGCCCCTGGTTTAGTTACAATTCGTTTATCGGGGGTCATCATTGCTGTGCCAGATAAACCAGCACGAATATTTCCACCTAAAGCATCGACGTTTGCACCTACACGGCCATTAACCATAGGAGGTGGGTTTTGCATTCCTAAACCTTCTACATATTTAGCTGATGGGGCGTTAGCAGAAAAATTAAGCATGTCAAGCCATTCCTGCGTATTGTCATCTTTAACTTCTTTACCTTCTTTAAACTTCTTAACCTCAAACTCTTTTGGTAATCCGCCTTTTTTAGCAGCGGACATAAGTTTAGATGCACCAATAGCAGCGGTACCAAGACCAGCTAACTGAGATGTAGTGCTAGGAGCAGCAGAGTATGTAGATGAAGTAATGTTTTGTGGAGCACCAGTGTACATAGACTCTAACTGTGCCAACTGTGTCATTGGGTAAGTCTGAGCCGTATTGTAGTTGGCCATTGCTTGATTGAGAATATTCTGTTGGTTTTGTTGTTGTGTTGCACCAGCAGCTTGTTGAGCCGCATTGATATTAAGACCTTGTTGAGTCTGAGCACCAGCAATATTTGCAAGGTTAGTACCTTGAGCACCTAATTGACCATAACCAGCTTGTTGTGCACCAACACCAGCAAGACCAGCTTGAGCACCAGAAATACCAAGACCAGCACCTTGCATACCGAGACTGGCTGCATTTTGCATATTTTGATTGGCTGTGTTGTACGCTTGGTTATAAGCATTACCAACTAATTGATTCTGTGCAAGCATTTGATTCTGTTGGTTTAATCCTTGCATAATGGCTTGGCGGCCACCACCAAATGCGCCCTGTTGCGTGGCTTGACCTTGATTCTGCGCATTAATCTGGCCAAACTGTTGTGCTTGTAACTGCAACGCTGGGTTTAAAGTAGCTTGCAAGTATGGGTTCATATATGCAGCAACGGCATTAGGGTCTGTAGCGTTTTGTCCATAAGACATACCAGCCATTTCCCCTTGACGACCAGCAATAGCACCAAGACCACCATAGCCAGCAGCTTGTCCAGTAGTGCCTAAAGAACCAAGACCAGACATAGTGGACATATCCATAGCTTGACCATACTGACCAGGCACTTGCATGTTAGCAATGTTTTGTTGAGCTTGTTGCTGAAGTGGAGAGAACCCAGCTACGCTACCCGCCGCACCCTGTACCCATTCTTGCCCTGCAGGAGTATTAGCATTAAACGGTGTATAGCCTTTAATTGCATTTGTATTAATTGAACCATCTGGATTAGTTTGAAATACTTGACCCATACCAGCATTAATAAGGTCAGATACACCCGATTGTGCCCATGGAGCAATATTAGATGTAGTAATATTTTGAGAAGTAGGAGAAGGGGCTGGAGAACTTCCACCGCCACCGCCGCCACCAAAAATTGAACTTACTATGCCACCCATAATGTCTTCTCCACTAATATAGCTTTATTCTCAAAGCCAACACGTTTATATAATCTAGCTGCTGATTCTTTGGCTAATGCCTGGAATTTTGTAGCGCCTGATGCTTTAACAATTTCACATAGCTGACCAAACACTTCAGTGCTAGCCAACCCCTTACCTGCAGCAGATATAATTATCGCAATTTTACCAGCAGGAGCATGGTTATAGGTAACAACATAAGCACCTTTAACTACGTTTTGGTCATCATAAACAGAAAATAATAACCAATCTCCTCTTTCTAAATACTCTTTTGCATCATCTGCAGTGCAGTCATCCGTATCTTTTAGCCCTTCCGCAATAAAAGACCTAAACTCAGGGAAAGCCCTGGGCATGCATTTAGGACCAATTTGGCGGACAGTTAGGGTCATTTTGGAATAAATTTATCTGCTTTAATCTGTTTGCCTTGTGCCTTACGTCCAGTTCTAGCCTTACGAACATTGTCCATCATGCTATGTAATTTCTTTGCACCAGCATCAGTAGAGCCGTTACCGAGATGCGAGACAACATCAGCAGGTACAACAAACTCACCATCAGCCAACCTTGCAGGTTGTTTTTGTCCAATAACCGCTGGAATATTATCTGACATACCATCGCCTGGTCCTTTTAATAATCTTGGGTTTCCACCAGCTGCATAGCCACCTAAATTAGGAACTCCACCTTGAGCATACCCTTGCATAATACCGCCTTGGGCTGCATATTGTGGACGATGAGAAACATCCCCTGCAACTGCTGCATCAGTAGGAGTGCCCCACATATTAGTTGTTGGTGTGTAATTTGTACCAAGCAAGCCATTCCACATAGAAGTTTCAAATGGAGTATTGGCTCCAAGCAATGCTTGCTCAGGATTATTAGCAGCTGCTTCTAACTGACGAATTGGCATAGTAGCTATGTTTTCTAGCAAACCACCATCAGCAAATCGTTCAGCGCCAGTATAAGGGTCGACATTAGTATCGCCAGCGGCGGCAATCATATTTGTACCCATTGGGGTATTAGTTGCACTTGAAAAAGCTGGGCTATTAATATTGGCTTGTGGGAACATTTGGTTTTGGCCAAGTGCATTATCACGAGACATTTGTTCTACAGGACCAACACTTGGATTTTGTGTAGGGTTAGCATCAGAGAGACCACCATCAATAGCGCCACCAGCTGCATAACCAATACGACTACCAACATAACCAGGAGCGCCATAAGGAGTTCCAGTATATCCAATTGCAGGACCCATAGGGCGCATAACAGAAGTATCTAAAGGTTTGTATGTACCGAAGTTAGATTGGTACTGTAGTGGTAAAGATTGAACTTGGCTTTGAGATAATGTGCCATATTTTTTACCATCGTTATTCATAATTGCATTAGCAGCCATTAAGCCAGCGCCCCATTTAGCTGCGGTACCCATACCAGAGTCCCAAAAGCTAGGAGCAGCAAGTTGTGCGCCTGGGCCAGTAGCAGCAGCAAGTTCTGAAGGTGTTGCACTAGTCATATACCCCATGGCACCTATAGGGTCTGTAGTTGCATTAGCCGCAGCCACCATAGAAGGTGTTACAGCATTTGTTGCACCTACAGAAGGTATAGTAGTATCTACAATAGCAGGAGCAGCGGAACTACCAATGCTACTGGCAGCAATAGGGGCAGCAACTGTTGGAGTAACGGCACCAGTAGCCGCTGGGAAAAGAGAACTACCTACACCGCTTAACGCACCAGCTTGTGGGGCGCCAAATAAACTACCAGATGCACCAGTAAGTCCAACAGCACCACCGATACCGCCAATACCGCCGCCAATAAGAGCACCATTAAGAGCACTATTTAAAATATTACCATCACCAGTAATGCCACTATAAAGAGCACCAGCACCAGCACCCATAATCGCACCGCCAGCTACAGCCGCAGCACCAGCACCAAGAGCATCTGCCCCAACGAATGAACCTACTGCAACTGCGCAGTCAATTACAGCCATATCAATCTCCCTGTTCCAGCAATGGCTGGGTATTACCGACGAGCATATTCTCTAGTTTCTCTATGTCTGTCTCATCAGTTACAAAAATGTTTTGAAAAACGGTCGTCTCCAGTATGTACGCAACTTTGCGTCCTGGGGTTCCAACAAAAGTTTTAGGGGCTACTAGCTCAGTTTTTGAGCCATCTTCATTTACAATCAGCATATGCCCTTGTAACATAATGCACATATGCTCTGCTTTATGAGATTTACCAATAATAACAGAGCCTGCTGGCATAGTCACTTGCCTAATGTACATATTAGGACCAAAATAATGCTGGGTATCACAATCTACTTGCGGTAAAGTTCGAAGTTCAGGTAGCAAAGCCTCAACTTTTTGGGTAGTATTTAATACTACTTGACTCATAGTAAAGCCTTAAATTTCATACCAGGTATATCTGGTGGTTGTAAATGCCCCCCTGCTGCAGCTATCGCACGAACATTATGTGGGTCTGCTACAACATCATAAATTACTTTACAGCCATTTTGCCTAAGGGTGTCTATAAAGCCTTTGACTATTTGCTGAAATTGGGCTTCTGGGTCTAGGGTAAAAAAGTGCACTTTAGCAGTAATAGGGTTTAGTTTCTGAACTGCCATAACCGTGTTATCTTTTTTTATAAGCTTAACAACCCCTTGTTGGACCCCTTTTAAAAGTCCAGCAATACCTAGTTTAGGGTTTAAACCACGAAGTTTAAAATCATGTAATAGAATAGCTACAACTTGTTTACCTTCTTCAGGGTTACCTTGTTGGGGTGCGTCACCAGTAATAGCAGCAGCAAGCTGAGCTGCTTTGCTAGTCAAACTGCTATCGTTTCCTAATATTCCTGCCATGGCCTATTCCTTGAATTTGTCCAATTTTATCATTAATATGTCGTTGTTATGTCTTAATCTTTAGCACATTCCCAGCCGTTGTATCGTAGTACACATCACCAGTACGTAAGGTTGCTAGGCTAGTTTGGGTTGGTATGGATACTGCGGGTACCCCAGTCGTTTGATTAATTGTGCTTAAATTTAACGTAGTTCCTTGAATTGGGCCATTATTATCTAGCTGAGCAAAATAAAGACGTAATATACGAAGAAACTCTTCCATGAAGCGCTGGTCATATTCAATGGGCGCAACGGGTAATCGGGGGGCTATGGTATTTGGGGTAGACATTATCTTCTTCCATCAGGCCTAATATCAATACGGGGTACACCTAGCTGCCATTGGGTTCCAAGTTGGTTTGACTCAATTTTAAATGCCATCTGACGACCACGCATCCGCACATAAGCATATTCGCTAAACTGTTGTACTTCATAGGTACGTTGGTTCTGGTAGTTTTGTGTACTAACTACTGCAGGGTTATCATCCTGCCCATAAGGAGCGCCAGGGTTTTGCCGTGGTAATACAGTGAAGTTTAACGACGGATTATTGTTTGTTGAACCATTAAAAGAAACGTCTGGAATGATACGCCACACAAACCCAAAATTATGCCCATCACCAATATCAAAATCAGAAGATTGTATATAAGAGTCAATAGCCGATGGAGGGTTTGTTTCACCATTATTAACTCCATTTTCATGGTACAGCAAAGTAGAATAGGTTGTGCTTCCTACAACATAATTAGCTGCAGTAGGTGTTGAGCGCAATGCACTATCTAGCCAAGCAGTACGTTGTAAATTACCGTAGTACCAAATACGCTCTAAGTGGTTATAGATTACATAACGGTCAATGTAGTTTGAATTGGCAGAACAATAGTACCACCATACTTCATTAAAGCCCTCGTTAGTTCCAGAGAAGAACTGTTGAGACTGAACCATATTAATGTTCTGATATACATACTCACGCAAGGTACAAGGTAATGTTTCTACACGACCTGAATACATATAGAACTTATCTTGACCCATCCAGTAAGTAACGTTATTTACTGTAGATGCAGCATTAGGGGCAATAATAGAGATATTATCAGCAAGTAATTGGAAACCCCAAACATAAGGGGCACCTAAATATTGCATAGAGTAGATAGCAGCGTCAGTAAATACTAGAATCTCTTGGCGAGATTGGAGTGCACTAACAATAGTTGAACCATGGCTAAGAAGATAACTACCAGCTTGGTTAGTAATTGAGGGGGTCCAAGTTAATACGCTTTCTTGGTCAGACCAACGAATAAGCATTGGATTTTGTGTAGATGAGCCATAGTCATTAGTACCAAATGCAATAGTAAAGCGGCTAGCATCAGACACCAATATATAGTTAGCCATTTGAGGAGTATTAGTATCTCCATACCACCAAGCTGTACCATTTTGGGTATTAGTATTTGAAGCAGATATAACTTGAGCTACGTTGTATACGTTGGAGTTTGCACCATCTACAACCCAGTAATAGATAGGACCACCACGTGGGTTAAATAGCAAGTTTTGGCCAAAGTTAGACTGACTCCATAAACGCAACTGCACGCCAATACCAAGACCAGCAGGTGCTGCTGCACCCCAGCCTGTAGATGTATACCCAGTAGTTACACCGCTCCAACCACCTGCACCCCAACCTACGTTGGTAGTATAGATATCGCTACCAGTAGTAATCTGGTATGTAGCTACAACAGAGCCACCACCATTACCTGAATCGCTTGAGTTAGCTGTTACAGGTACAGTAATTGTAAATTGTGAAGAGGAGACATAAGTAATTTGATAGCCAGTAATTGCATTTAAAACAGCAGCTGTTACGTTACCACCAAGACTAACTGCACCGCTAAAAGTAACCCAGTCACCAGTCTGCGCACCATGGCCTGCATCTGTTACAGTAATTATAGACGAGCCATTAGTAGCAGTAAAAGTAGTGTTGCCAGAAGGTGCCACATAGCGAATAGGTGTAACGTCGTATTCATAGCCGCCTGTACCGTTTTGAATATAGAACTTTTGGTTTGTACCAATACCCATGTAGTTATAGCCGTTAAGACCAATCCAGTTCCACAAAGAACGGATAACCCCAACCATGTTTCCACCTGTAGATACCGTGCCACCATCGAGTACCCAGCCACCAATCTTTTCTACCTGACCCGAACGAAAACGAATCTTATCGCCCGCATACCAGCCACCTTCATTGGAAAGTGTTGTGCCTTCTCGGTTGATACCAGGTCTAAATTGTAGTTTTTGTAATGGCATTAGTAGGTATCCAGTGTTTTTTGTGCGGCAGCAATTTTTACTACGCGCTCGTCATATCCATTCATACCCCCGTTAATTCTACGGGTCATCTCTTTGTAATCCCCAGAATCTGCACAGGAATTTAAATCTTTTTTGTTCCAGAACCAACCAGCAGACATACAAGCCCATTTAGGCTCAAGAATAATATCTGGATTACTAATTGTATCAATCCCAAGGCTAGAACCACAAAATAAATATTCATCCTTACCAGTTAGCTGGATGACCCCTCTTCCCCTGTACTTAAACCCCTCGCCGTCTTCGGTATTACCCATACGACCTGCATATACTTTATTAGCTATCTTTTCAGGATTATGTGCATACTTATCAGCAACATCGTGGTCAGGGAAACGACTAGGCCAAACACGCATAAGCGCATTAGCTGAATAGTCTAAGTCTTCTTCTAGGGTTCTAAAATTATTAGATTCATGCATGCACTGACCCAAAAAAGCAGCTTGTCGCTTAGTAGTAGAGATGCCATACTTTACAAAAGTAGCAACTAATGGTTCATACCATTTTTCATCAATACCAAGAGATTTTAACTGTTCAGGACTCATTTAATTAATCCGTGCTCTGTAGCCCATTGTTGCCATAAATTTACTTGGAGGGTTGTTTCAGCGCATTGTTCAACAAGTACTGGGTAGGCGGTTGCTGCATCAGTTCCTTTGGGGGTTGGGGAAATGCCGGACATTGGACTGCTACTGGGGTTGAGCTGCATCCTGCCATAATAATTACGCAAAGCAGCAAGCTTGCCTTCATACTCATCTGATATTCCTTTATTGATTAATTCGTGTTGTGCTTGGATTGATTGGATTTTTTCTTCTTGTGTTTTGGCGGTGGCTTCGACTCTTGCCTTGTATTCCACGAGTCCGCTATGACCAATGCTATAGCCCCAAGTGAAAAGGCCAACGCAAATACCCACAGCCAGTCCAACTTTGATGTAATTAATGTACCCACTTAATAGTCCCCACATTATTCTGGTTCCGTATCTTTTTTAAGCATAACAGCGGCGCCATGAGCGCCAGCGACAATACCAAATGCTTCAGCAACTTCTCTTAGGCTAACTGTACCGTGCATTACTTCATACCCAGCCAAGGCAATAATAGCAAGCAAGCAAATCATCCAACTCCACCGCGCAATATCCTGCGTGTGGTTATCTTTACCAGTAAGAAGTTGGTTTAAAAACTCTTTCATTAATACAATTCCCACCAACTACTTCCAGCGGAGGATGAATTTGTAGAATATGTAGCACCAGGAGGTACAATTGCTGAACATACTGCATCCATACCGCCAGTCCAACCACCCCCGTTAACGTTTGCTACTGCATTACCGTTAACATATAGATAAGATGGGTTAGTTCCAGATGAACCAGAGTGCAATTGAATATTTACCATGATTGGGTATGAACGGCTATTTGTATAGGTTTGGTTAGCTACGTTTGTGCCAGTTAAATTGTGCCAAGTCTCACCTGTAATGCCCAAACCAAGTTTAGTACTAGAAGTTAAAAATGTTCCACCACCAGCAGGGGCTGTTGCAGTTGCAGCATTACCTGTACAAGTACCAGCAGTTCCTACAGTTAATCCAGATGATGTACCAGTAACACCATTAAGTGTTCCACCAGTAATAGCTACAGCATTAGCATTTTGAGTAGCCATAGTACCAAGGGTACCAACTTTAGACTGGACAAATGCTGTTGTAGCAATAGTAGTTGAGTTATCGCTACCAGATGGTGTTGGGGCTGTTGGCGTACCAGTTAAAGCTGGGGATACTGCAAGAACATTTGAACCTGTACCAGTATTAGCTACACTTATTAATCCTTTAGACCCATCTGTAAATACCGCTTGAGAAGCAGTTAGGCTAGACATGATAGGCTGGGCGGTAAATGTTGCTATACCAGTAACCCCTAAAGTACCTGTAATAGTTTCATTACCACCAATACTTAAGTTTCCTGTAACAGTTAAGTTATTAGCAATAGTATCGTTACCCCAGAAGTTAGTACCGTCTGACCAAATCCATACTTTAGAACCTGCTGGGACTGTTACGCCTGAACCTGCTGCAGTTGTATTGCCGATAACACTAGAGTTATAAAACGTAGCAGCATAGCTAGTATTGTTCCAAATAATAAAAGTTTTACTTACTGGTGGTGCATAAATATTAAAATTAGCACCCAAAGTACCTGCATTTAATTTAATAATTGCATAGATAGACTGGTCTAATGCAGCGGAAGCAGATGGGCCATTTACGTAGGTAAGAACCTGATTATTTGAGCTTGGGCTAACAGTAACTGCTACATAGCCAGCAATTGCTGATTCAAAGATATATTGGAAGTTTGAGTTTGTAGTTGCGCCCCAAGCACCGGCTTGGTCTCCAGAACCGATTAGTTCGGTCCGTAATATGGGTGAGTAAGTGCTTGACATGTTTTATCCTTTATGGGTAGTTATTATTAATTGGTACCCAAGTTACTGTTTGTCCGTCGTTAATGCTTGTCCAAGTATTTGATTCTGTGTTATTTACTGCAGCCCAATTACCCGCCTGCCCATCGTTAATAGCATACCATCCACGCGGGAATGGGCTATCCAATAATACCAAATTCTCGGTTATCTGGCTACTAAATGAGGCAATTACGGTTATAGCATCAGCGGGGTTAATGTTTTCTGCTATTAAGGCATTTTGAATACGTATGGCTGTAGCTGCATCAGCTGCGCTCAAGGCTTCTGTGATGGCAGAGTTGTAGATTTTAACTACTACTTCAGATTCGGCTATGCCTAGCGCCTCGGCAATACTAGATACAAAAGAAACAATAGCTGCAGGGGCATCGGCAAAGGTAGAATTCTCACTAACAAAGGCTGTAAAGCTAGCTACGGCAGTCTCGGTTTCTGCTAGGGTTGTGGCTTCTTGAACTGCAGCAGCAAAGGCGGCCTGTACCGCTTGGGCATTATCTAGGGTTGTAGATTCTGTGATTGCTGCGTTAAAAGCTAGGACAACCGACTCTGAATCCGCAATGTTTAATGCTTCAGAAATAGCCGCAGTAAATGTTGCAATTACCGATTCGCTATCGGCTTCCGCTAGGATTGACTCAACGACGGCTACTGAGAACGTAGCAATAACCGACTCGGCATCAGCCTCAGAAAGGATATCCTCAGAAATTGAACTTAAAAAACTAGCTAATACAGATGCGGTATCGGCAGCATCTAGGTTTTCTGTAATAGCGCTTAGGAAAGCTGTAACTACAGTACTAGAATCGGCTAGGGTT